CAAGTTTTAGACGGCTTCACCGCGCTACCGCCCGAATGGCGAAACTGGTAGACGCATGGGACTTAAAATCCCCCGCTCGTAAGGGCGTGCCGGTTCGATTCCGGCTTCGGGCACCATTTCCAGTTTCACAGGGTTTCGCCAAGCTTCACGAAACCCCGAAAATAGCCGCCCAGAGCGGCTTTTTTATTGCGTCGAGTTTCGCGCTCTTTCACCCCCTACCGCAAATTTTTAGTACATTGTTTAGCACTTCCTCAGTTCGACTGACTTGGTGATGTACTAATGCCCCTCACTGATACCGCTGTGCGCCAGGCCAAGCCTGCCGAAAAGGAATTCACCCTCACTGACGGCAGCGGCCTATCGCTGTACGTTGCGCCCAACGGTACAAAGTCCTGGCACTTCAGGTTCTCCTGGCACGGCAAGCAGCCGCGCATGTCGCTGGGCACCTACCCCGAAATCACCCTTAACGAAGCCCGGGAGCTTCGCGATCAGGCCCGGACACTCGTTGCCAAAGGCACTGATCCCCGTACCGCTCGTCGCGAAGAGAAGCGGGCGGCCGTCTCAAGCGCAGTCAAAACGTTCGAAGTCGTGGCCAACGAGTGGTATGCCTTCAAGCTGCCACGGTGGGCCCAGGCCAAGAAGGGTGCTGCTGCGCAGGCCCAACTCTATCTAGACAAGGATCTGGTGCCGGCGCTGGGGAAAATTCCCATCGCTGACGTAAAGCGCGCCGATGTACTGGCGACGCTGCGTGTAATAGAGAAGCGGGGGGCGCTCAATGTCGCCCGCAAGTGCCGCACTTGGCTGAACGAGATTTTTCGTTTTGGCATCGCTTCGGACTATTTGGAGATCAACCCGGCCGCTGACCTGGATATCGTCGCGGCCAAAGAACCGCCCGAAAAACACAATCCGATGCTCAGGCAGCATGAGTTGAAGGACTTCCTGCACGCGCTGAAGGGCGCCGATGTCACGGAGTACACCAAGAGCGCGATCCGTCTTCTATTACTGACTGCCGTGCGTACGGGTGAACTGCGCAACGCGGCATGGTCACAGTTCGACCTGGACGGCGCGCTATGGACCATTCCAGCATCAGCGGTGAAGCAGTTGCAAAAGGTGATCAGGATAAAAGGAGAGGGCAAAGTGCCGCCTTATCTGGTGCCACTGTCGCGGCAGGCGGTCGAGGAAGTGCGCAAAGTGCACCAGTTGACTGGCCGCTACAAGCTGCTGATCGCTGGCCGGAGTGATCCGAGCAAGCCAATCAGCGACGGCACAGTCAATGTTGCATTAAGACGCATGGGATATGAAGGCAGGCTGACCGGGCATGGGATCCGTGCCACGATTTCAACGGCCTTGAACGAGATGGGTTACAACGAGGACTGGATCGAGGCGCAGCTTTCGCATGCGGGGTCAAGCAAGATCCGAAAGACTTACAACCACGCGGAGTACGTGGAGCAGCGGCGGGGGATGATGCAGGACTGGGCGGACTACTTGGACCGATTGACCTCCGAACCCTGATCGCCGCGGGCCGCTGCGATCTGGTCGTTGTTCCATTGCAGGACCTCTGACTTGATCCACGCCACAGCTCGGCCTCCCAGTGGGACCTGTTTCGGGAAAAGGCCCTGGCTGGCCATGGTGTAAATTTTGGTCGTCCCCAGACCTACCAGTTTCTTGACCTCAGGCAGGCGGATGAACTCAATCTGGTCGTTCATTGTTTTCTCCAAGTAGCAGCCGACACCCGCGTCCAGCGCTCAGTGGTGACGATGATGAAGTTGCGGATACCGGTCAGGACCTTGTGCATTTCGCCGTCGAACTCGACGAATTGGCCGGTCTTGCGTTGTTCGGGCTGGCGGTCGATCACATCAAGCAGGCGGCCAACTCCGCCGTCAGGCCGACGCTCATGGATGTCGTAGGTGGGCATTGCGATACTCCATGCCGCGCGTGGCGGCAGAAGGTGGGGATAGGGTTTAAAGCAGTGCACCTTGGGTTGGCGCGACTTCCGGGATGTTGTAGGTCCAGCGTGGTGGCGAGTTGTGCGACTCGATGCGACTGCGCATCACTGATGCCCTGGCTTCCTTGGTCGGTGGCGAATACGTGCCACGCCAAGCCTGATCGATGCCGATGTTCCGACCGATGTTCGTGCTGTCGGCGCTCGAGAGCGGCAGATGGCCGAAGATTGCAGGGTCGAGCATTCGCAAGCCGTGAAGCTTGCACATTGGGCGACCGTCATCATCGCAAACCACCCGCATAGCCTTTCCCATCTGCACCCACCAGGCGGCGCTGCCTGGCTGTGAGAAGTCACCCGAGCTGCCGATGCAGACTCTTGGCCATCCACTCGCCAATCGCTCCAACCGTTCGAGGCTTTCGTGCATGTGCCAAACCGGAGCACCAAACCATCGAGGCAGCGGCCACTCTTCGAGCAATGCGTCGTTGGCCTTTTCATCGCCATCAATCACGTCAGGTATCACCGCGAAGTCGCACGCCGGAATCAGCTTGGCGTCCGCCGCCCAGCGGTAGAAAGGTTTCCAGTCGGAGACGGGCTTGCCTTGTTTCCAGGCGGAGAACGCCCCGTTGTCGATGGCAAACGACTGGCAGACTTGGGCCGCCAGGGCGAGTTGTCGAGGGTCGCTGAAGCTCACAAAGGCGTGGCCGCCGCCGATTGCCGCGGCTGCCGCTGTCTCTGGTGTGATCGGCAAGCCGTGGTAATGGATCATCCGCTAAGCCTCACTGTTTCGATTTCGACGCCTTGGTGAGTGGCGATGATCGTTTGATCGCCGCCGATGTCCTCGGCCAGGCGGTCGGCAATGTGTTCGTGCCAGCCTTTCTTGATGATCGCGGTCGCGGCCTTGATGTGTTCGACGCGGATCATTGCCGGCGACCGAACTTCCAACTGATAGATGATCAGTTCGCCGTCGGACGGGCAGACAGCCGCAAAGGTGTGCCGGTAAATGTTCATCGCTGCGGCCCCTTGTAGATAAGCCAGAGCATGTAGAGCGGGGCGAAGATCATGGCGTCACCTTTGGCACCGGCATAGCTCGACGCCCCCAGACGCAGACCGGCCCATCTTCGGCGTCATGAATCGACAGGATGAACCAGTCCGGTTCTGCTGGGTGCTGGATTGCCCACGCGGAGCAATCACACTGGCCGTCATCCATATAGGCATCGAACACTTCGCCGGGAACGTCGCTTTCCATGTACGTGACTTTGGTCTCCACCTGGTGGCGCAGACACCACTCTTGGAACTGCGCCTCGGTGATCTCGTCGTCGAACTCGGACAGGTAGTCAGGGTGGGACCACCAGCCATCGGTGTCGCGTTCGACCGGCAGCGTCTGGATCAAAACAGTTTCTTCAGGCATGACTTCGTCCTTGTCGCTATAGCGGCTGACTTTGAGTTAACAAAAATTGAGGGAAGGCGCCGAAAATTAAGATTTTCGCTGCGGAGTTAAGATTTTCTAGGCGTGGAGTACAAAAGTGCTCCTTCCGGGAATGCGGCCGACTTTGAAGGGGGAGGGAGTTACGGGTAGTTCTTGCTGATGCGCTTGGCGATGGCTTCGAGGCGCTCGGCCATGCCCCACATGTCGTTATTGTCGCGGCGCGATACGACTGCGGCGCGCTGAACGTTGCGGTCGATCAGGATCTTAGCTGCCAGCAGTATCAGGCAGGCCTCGAACTTGCGGCGGATGAGGCGTTTCATGCTACCTCCGCTGCGGGCTGATGGAAGAGGGGCAGGGCGCTGGCCTGCTCACGCACCGCGCGCATGCCTTCTTCGTCGTAACCCCAGATGTTGCTGTCGTTGAACCGTTCCGGACCGAGATAGCCAGGATGCAACTGCTTGCCGGTGCAGATGTAATCACGGAATGCTTTGACCACATCCTTCAGAGTGCCGCCATGAGTGAAACCGCGCCACCGGCCACCCCATACCGTGTCATGCGTGAATATGCGCTTGCCGCTGTAATCGTCGATAAACCAGACCTTGCCGCGGGCGTCGACCTCCATGCTGGCGTAGCGATTCACTGTCTGGCTGTAGAAGAACCGGCGGCCGTGATCGGCGATGATGCGGATCGCCAGGTTGACGTGCTCGCAACGTTTGCACTTCATCCACATGCTGTTTTCCGAATAGCGGCAGCCGCGATACTCCGGTTTTGGCTCGTAATCGGTGGGGCGGATCACGCAGGCCAGCAGTTGCGCCCAGGTGTTGGCGTTGTTTGGCAGGCAAATTCCAAACTCCTTGGTGTCGTACTCAATCTCACAGGAAAGCCGTTCCACTAGGTCAGCAGGTACCGCGACGTTTGCGCAGCCGCTGTTGTAGTAGCCAAGGTGCTCGAGCACTCGATCTTCTTCGTAGTGGCCGGCGCTGCTCAGCATCCAGCAGTAGCCGCTGTCATCTGACCGCCAGAGGGTGATTGCTTTGTGGCGGCGGTGCGTATGCTTCAGGCTAAGCACAATGAACGTGCCTACCGGTTCGTTTTCTGTGGGCATGGAATTACCTCGCCGATATGGCGCTATAGGTTTGACTGGAGGTTATTGATCTTGGCGAGTTAAGCTCGCAGACGCGCTTGGTGTTAGCGCCAACGCGCTGATTTTTAGAATGGGAATTTTTGCGAATGGAAGATTTATTTGGAAAGGCAATCCCATTTTTAGAATTGGTTTTGCCGGGTTTTTTAGCTACCTTTGTTTTTTATTGGTTATCTGATTCACCAAAGCCTGGACAATTTGAGCGAATTATTCAGGCGTTAATTGGGACAGCTATAATTCAATTTATCGTTAGATATATTGAGCCAGTCGCGCTGTGGGTAGGCAAATGGTATTCATTTGGCGAGTGGAATAGCGAGACCCTATCGTTATGGAGCACAGGGTTGGCGGTGCTTATGGGGCTCGCATTGGCCCATGCTGCAAACAATGACATTCTATACGCCGCTTGTCGCAAGCTTAATCTTACGCATAGGTCTTCCGATGGCTCTGACTGGAGGTTTGCTCATCGAACGCTGAAAGACAGAGCGATCGTCCTGCAATTTCTGGATGGGCGCCGTCTTGCTGGGTACCCCAGGTCGTGGCCTACCGACCCAGAAAAAGGTCATTACTTGATGCAGTTTCCGACTTGGATTGTGGATGATGAATTCGATCCAGCAACGGGGATCGAATTTATGTTAATTTCCTCGGTAGACGTTTTGTGGACAGAGTTTCTTGACCCAGTAGAGGATGATTCAGATGTCTGATAGGCAAAAAGTTGTTGAAGAGGTGCTTCGAAAAAGCATAAATGAGGGTTTGAATGTTAACCCGATCATGCCTCGTAACATACTTCCAAAGAATCCTCCCAAGAGTCCGCCATCATCTTCATCAAAGAAGCCAGCTGAATAAATTAAGCTGATAAATGCACTGGGGAGCGAAAAAATGAGTAATGACAAAAACAGTTCGAGTGTTTTAGGTGGGCAGCGGATTCACGTTCGGGATGGCATCAATCCAACCAACATCCAAAGCGTACTTCCGAAAAGTCCACCAAGCTCACCACCACCGAAGCCGCAAGGCGAAAAGAAGACCGGGTGAAGGTGTCAGGCAGCGGCTTGTAGCGCTTCAATTATCCTCTGACCCGCCAGCGGCGGTACCGCATTGCCGGCCATGTGCATGGTCAACCTATGATTGTCCGGGCGCTTTGTGTCAGCCGGGAACGACATGGCTGCAAGAGCCTCATTGGCCGAGAGCATTCGCATCTCATCACCGCGCACCAAGGCCCACCGATCGAGCGTGGTGATGGTGCCGATCGGCCTATCCAGGCTGCGGCCGGTCAAACCCGAGCCTGATCCGTAATAGGGCATGATGAATCGATCACCGAAGCGCTCCCGGCCATTATTCACGCGGATCAGCGTCGACTCGGCGCGGCCAGGCTTCACTACCTTGCTCCACTTGCCCGCGTCGAAATCGATGAAGGATGAGGCTGGGACATGCCGACGCTGGTGAAGCTGAAGGTTCAGCGGTGCTTTACTCCTGGTGCAGACCAGAAACAGGCGAACCCGGTGCTGCGGCACGCCGAGATCCGCGCAATCGACCACATGGGGCGCGATCATGTAGCCGAGCGCTGCCATTGCCTGCGACCACGCGGGGTACAGGGCCCAGGCCGTGAATTCTTCGACGTTCTCGACCAGCACCACTTCCGGCCGGTGGAACTCGGCAGCCGACACAACCGCCCAGGCTGTTGACCGTGATGCGTCGTGCTGAGCGTTCCCAGACTTCTTGCCGCGTGCCTTCGAATGCCCCTGGCAACAAGGCGAGGCGAGCATGATGTCGTGGGCAGGAACCTTCGACCAATCCGCCTGGTGCAGGTCCTGGCAGATGTGAATTGCATTCGGGTGGTTAGCGCTGTGCCACTCGACGGCGACAGGCCAGTGATTGGCGGCCCAGATTACGTCGATACCGGCATTGCGGGCACCGGTTGACCATCCGCCGAGACCGGCGAACAAATCGATTGCTGTAGGCATTGTGGATCCTCGCCGGCTGGCGTGATTCGTTGAAGTGGGGTATTTGTGTTCGGCCCGGCACGGAGCCGGATAAAGGAGCTGCGTTGAAATTTTTGAAGCTGATACTCGCGACGTGTTTCGTTGCATCCAGTGCCCACGCATTTGCCTACGGCGAAATGCAAAGCCTTCCAGGGTCCCAAATACTGGCCGCTGGCGACATTCAACAGGTAACCTGTCCAGTTGGCGGGAAATACGACTGCCTGTCGTGGCCTCACGATCTCTATGAGCTGACTGGTGAAAATGTTTGCTTCACGACAAGTGCGTCATGCGGATATAGCTGTGAAGGGTTCATAGCTCAGAAAAAGAATGTGCAGACGCTGTATGTGTTGGGTAGCTATCCAAAACTGAGCAGCGCGAGCATTCAGCTCTTCAAGTGCCCGAGCAAGTTCTAAACCCCTGCTGGGTAAACTGACATTTAGTGCCATAGGTGAGGGTGGGTCAGGCGCGCCGCACTTTGAAGTGCAGCATCGCCTTGATGCTGTGGCAGTAATCTTGAAGCCGCTCATAGGCCTTGTATTTGGCCTGGCCTCGAGTAGCTGCCCACACCCTGACCAGATCTTCGCGGGCTTCCCGGTTCCAGTCGAGATCTTCCCAGTCATGCTTGAACGGCAGGACCACCCACTCTTTGAGCGGTAGCCTCTCGGCCATCTCGCCGTACTGCATTTCGTGGGTAGGGTGGTAGTTGCTGATCCGTTTCTTCGGGTCTTCGTCCAGCACCACGCCGATGTAATGGCCACGATCCGCCAGGATGACGCCGGGCTTCCCGTAGGCGATGACGCGACGGCCGATTTCGGCGGGCACCTGATAGTGCTGCCGGACGTATGCGCAGTTGTAGCTCATGGATTATCTCCAGTCAGGCGCCGCCCTCCGTGACCGGATGCGACAGTGGTAATTTTGGTTGTGTTGGAGTAATACAGGCGACCGGCATCGGGCCGGATCAAGGAGAAACGAATGCAGTTGTTAGTTGATCGCATGCCTTCAGTCGATTACGACGATCGTCTTCACGGGGAACAATTCGTCATCACATTCCACTGGGGAGAAATTTCCGATCCCGTCCCAACAGAAGTCGTTGCCTTGTACAAATACAAAGGCGACGTACTGGTGGCCGGCACTCGCAAGAAGGATTGGAATTCCTACGACGAGGCGGTTGAGGCTGGCAAAGAGATCGCTGACAAGTTTGTCGCCAAATACTGGCAGGACTGAGGCTTTATTTCGGGCATAAGCACCTCGTCCCCCGAATCCTGTTGAATCATCAGCATGCTTTTTCTGTGAAAAGCCAGCGACACGTTTTCGGGTATCTCGTAAACGTGTCGCGGAGGCGCCAGGAGCGGGGCGGACTTTTGAGGCCCTAACGCATGAAGATGATGAATCATCAGCGTGATGGCTTCGCCCTGTTCCTCGATGCCGTTCCAGGCCATCAGCTCAGCCAGGGCCTGGCGGGTGCCGGCCATGCAATGGAGCCGGATCTCTTCCTCGCCGCGAGCCTTTCGCTTCGCCGCAGTCTTTGCCGATCGATCTTTCTGCGCGGCTGCCATGTGATACCTCTTCGATGCCGCTGGCCGGCAGTGCCAGCCAGGCTTGTCGTTTGCGTTGTTGCACGCGCGCCATCCTGCGCATCAGGCTGATGCCGGGAAGTCGAGTGAGTAATCGGCGATCAGCCGGCGGCACAGCGTTTCGCTGATGCCGAGGTGCTTGCTGGCCTTATATCGCGTCATGCCGGCCGCTTTGCACTCCAGCAATTGAGCAGCCAGGACGGCTTTTTCGTCGGCGCTGATGAGTCTTCCGCGCTTGCTCTTTGGCGCCTCGATGTTCCGATAGCCGTAGGCCGGCTTCGGGATCTGATCGACACCAGGACTGTCCTTGCCGAGGCCTGTTGGGATCAGTTGCGCCTGACCCCCGGATGCAAAGAAGGCAGCTTTCGCCGCCTCCAGTCCACATTGCCGCTTTGCGGCTTCTTCAATTGCTTGGCCCATGTCAGGCACCGTTCAAATGGTGGAGGGGCGCGAAGGGGATGTCGTCGTCGAAGCTGTCGGGCGGGGCGGCCTGCTGGTTTTGCGCTGGCCGTGCCGCCGCCTGCTGCCGGGGTTGCTGCGGCCTGGACTGCTGCTGCGGTTGATTGGCCGCCTGAGGCGGAGAGCCGACGAACTTGATCAGGATGATCTTGCCCGTCAGCTTGAAGCCCTCACCGCCGCCGGTCTTGGCGTACGTTTCGATGTGGGCGTCGTCCATGGTGAAGTAGATCTGCTGGCCTTTGAGCAGATAGGGCGCCATGGCTTCGGCCTGCTTGCCCCAGAGGGTGGCATCGACCCACTGAGTCGGGCGCTTGCCATCCTGACCCTTGCGACCGTAGTCGCAGGCGAGGGCCAGATTGACCACAGCGTCACCGCCCGGGGTGTAGCGCAGTTCAGCATCACGGCCAATGCGGCCGACGTCGGTAAGTGTTGGCATTGGGTTTCCTTAAGCGGCGATGCCGAGCACGCGGTTCATGCGCTCGTCGAGGATTTCGTAGAAGGTTTTGACGCGTTCGCTCATCTTGCGAATTATCACTTCGTCACGGTAGGCACGCTTCACGAACAGCTTCATGCCCGGCCAGTAGCTGACGAAGTCGATCCACTCGCGATCCGACACCCACAAGCCGCCCTGGCACTGCGCGACATGCTCCTTGGGGATCTCGCCGGACAGGATCACTTCCACCTGAAATTTCGGCAGCTTGGTCTTGATCTCGCACAGGCCGTCTTCGCCGATCAGCGAGTCTGGCGAGTAGCCGATACCGTGATTCAGGATGATGCCGACCTGCTCGGTGGTGACGTCCAGTTGCGACTGGTACAGGCCGCGGGCGATGCCTTCGTATTCATGGCCGCGCTCGGTGTGGCGGTTACCCTGGAACGGATCGGCAGCTTCACCGGTGATGCGCTCGCCGATCAGCGTGTTCATGTAGGTGAAGGCGCCGGCGCCGAAACCTGCCTCACCCTTGCCGTTGACCAGCAGGGTGTCCAGCTCGGAGCAGGTCACGATGCCCAGGCGTAGATCCAGCCACTCTTGAGTCCCTTGCTCAACGTTACTGATGATTTTCATCGTCTTTCCCTTCGGTGGTTTTGCTGTTTTGGGTGGCTGACTTGGTGAGCATGGCCAGCACCTGGTCGAACAGTGACTTCTCAACTGATGCCGGCGTGCCGTGCATCTTCTTGAAAACCTCTTTCGCCTTGTCGCTGCATTTCTCCAGCAGGATGGCGAGCTGCGCGGCCTGGGCCGAGGTGACACGCGGGGTGATCTTGGCGGCCGGGCCGTTGCCGTCGTCGTCTTCGCCGGTGGTGGTGATGTTCAGCAGCAGGCCCGCGGTGTACCGCTTGCCGTAGCTGACGCTGGAGGCCACGGCCTGCACGCCGTTTTTGCTGCCCGATGCATCGACAGGCAGGACGATCGAGGTGATTTCCCGGTGCCCGGCGCGATGGCTCAGCACGCCTTCAACCTCGATGCCTCGCTCGTTGCGCGGGGTGCGGAAGGTGAGGGCGAAGCCATACTTCGCCATCACCGGCTTGATCATTTCGTTGATGTCTTCCCAGAGCGCGTAGGTGCTCTGGATCCGGCCGCTTTTGTCCTTGATACCGCCGCGCTCGCCGATTACCGGCATTTCTTCCTGCATCTGGGCCAGCGCATCGTCGTACTGCTGCTTGGCCTGCTGCGCCTGGAACCGCTCATGCATCGCCATCAAGCGTTCCATCTTGTCGATGTCAGCGTCTGGGCTCATGGCCACCTGCTGGATGATCGACATGATGGTCGCCGATTCGGTTTGAATGGCCGGCACGCGCTCGACCTGGTCTTTCACTGCGAGATTACTCATGACGACCTCAATACTTGATGGAAATGGCGGGGATGAAGCCGCTGGCGATCAGCTTGACAGCCAGGCGGGCGCATTCTTCGTTCATGCCGTTGGCGATGAATGCCTCTTTCGCTGCCTTGTAGATGGCGCCTTTGTGGGCCCGATCTGCCTCGCGCAGCTTTTCTTGGCGTAGGATTTCGTCGGCCGCGGCGTTCTGGCGGGCGATCTCGTCCAGTCGAGCTTGCTCAACCGCTGCGGCTTGACGCTGCTCGGCGGCAATGCGGTCCTGCTCGGCGCGGCGAATGGACTCGACACGATCCGCCTCGGCTTGCAGCTTCTGGCGCTCGGACTGTTCAGCGGCCAGTTTCAGCTGCAGGGCTTGGTTAGCAGCGGCAGCCTCGGCCTCGCGGACTTTGCGCTCGGCGTCGCGCTGAGCCTGTGCAGCCTGATCAATCAGCGCCTGTTCACGTTTGGCGGCTGCATCACGCTCAGCCTGGGCTTTTTCTTCGGCTTCGCGCTGGGCTTTCTCTGCCGCTTCCCGGGCGATTGCGGCTTCATGGTCAGCCTTGGCCCGCGCCTCTGCTTCAGCGCGCAGCCTGGCCAGCTCCGCTTGCTCTGCTTCGTACTTCTGGCGGGCGGCGAGGGCAGCACGAAGCACGCCGAGCGCTTTATCTTTGGCGCGTGCTGCTTCCGGCTCGAACTCTTCCCAGTCATCACCCATGGCAATTGCTTGAAGCTGTGCGACTCGGTCGGCCAGGTCTTCGGCGGTGATGCCGTCCAGATCCACGGCCAGCAACCGGATGCGCTCGATTGCGTCGTTGTGCTTGTCGACCCGGGCGTCCTCGGCGGCCTGCCATTCATTCAGCGGGCGGCGAACCTCTTCCTGCCATGTGTCCAGCGTGTCCCGGACGCGCTTGCGCTCGGCGTCGATCTTCTTCGGGACTTCCTTGAGGTCGGCTACCAGCTTCTTGCCGACGTCGTCCAGCGCCGTTTTGGAGCGGGCGACTGCGTAGGCCATTGAGGCAATTGCTTCGCGACCTTTCCGGGTACTGATGTCCGGCGTGAAGCCGTCAATCTTGTTGCGGATCACCTGCAGCCAAGGCTCCAGGCCTTTTTCGGCGGAGTAAACGGCCAGGGCGGTTTCTTTTGGCGGCACTACGGCCAGTTCGGTATTTGCGGACATGGGGAATCCTTGCCGCGATGCTCGCAGCGTTTGAAGGTGGCTGGTTATTGAGTGAGCTGGCCGGAGTAGGCGCTTGCCAGCATCCAGGCAGTGAAGAACAGGAGGGCGATGGCTGAGCCGCGCCAGGTGTGGATGCGCTTGGCGCGCTGGTAGGAGGTTATGGCATGCACCACTGACTGCCGCAGTAGAACCGGCCGTCATCAAAGTTTGGAATCCCATGCTTTCGTCCGCACCCGCACTCAACCTCTTCCAAATAGAGGTCATCGGAGTCGTGCACGGCGCCTGAATCATCGCGCAACTGCATAGCTCCACCGATATGCAGGGACTGGAGCATTCCGCACACATCGATCCGGAGGAGGCCCGACTGAACATCGATATCCTGTACTGGCCACCAGTGGCCAGATTCCTTAACCCAAAGCGGTTGAGGCAATGAGTTGATCAGCTCCATGTTCAGCATGTCGCTCATGGCCGAACCCTCACCGCGATCCGACCGCCTTTCATGGTCGCAGCCAGGCGCTGCGGGAGGTTAGCGACCAGCTCTTCACGCTTGCGGCCGATCACCTCGTTGAAGGGCAGGCCGAAACCCAGAATGGCGATGCGCCGCTCGATATCTTCGAGCTGCTCGTCGATCAGCGTTTTTACCGGTGCTGTACTCATGACAACTCCTTGCGCTTCCGGCTGATCTTCAGCAGACGAGCGCTGTAGTGGTGGAATTCTTCTGCGGTGATCTCGCCGGCGGTGAAGAACCTCACGAGCAGCCCATCGGCGAGGCTGTCGTCGATGTCTCGGGTGCCGGGGTGCTAGGGCTTCAAGCGCCTGATCAATTGCGATGTGTGGGCTCACAAATCCCCACCAACATCGTCCTCAACCTCTTCACGCTGGGCGGCTGCAGCATCTGCTGCGTGTGGTCGGAGAAGATCAGCAGCGATTTCCTCCAACCGCTCGATCAATCGGTCACTGCCAAGCAGGTATTTGGCGTGGGTGCGGCAGTCGCTGCCACTGCCGACGGCAGAGCTGATGACGAGTCGGGCGAATGAATCGCGATCATCCAGCCCGTCAATCTGCCGCTCGTTCAGATGCAGTTGCAGGTGAGTGGCGTACTCCGCCGCGGTCACCTTCTGCACCAGTCCGAACCGGCGCTTCCACGTCACATCCGAGCCGCACACCAGCTGCTCGGCGGCGCTTTCCAGCCACTCGCGCTGTTCGTCCTGCTCGCTCACCGCCGGAGGCAGCTGCGCGTCGTAGTTGAACTGACAAATCTTCAGTGCTGCGTTCATGGTCGCCTCCAGATTGGCGGTGTTGATCCAACAAAACTCAGCTGCACTCATCCTTTCCGCTGGTTGCCGTTGGGCGCGGAGGGGAGTGCATGCGGGTGGTGTCGGGGGAGGGGTTGCCCAGGCCCGCTACTGGCGACGGCCTGGGTGTGCAGCATCAGCAATGTCCGTCGACTTTAGGTTGGGCCTACCGGTCCCCGGTTGATGCGCGGTCACATCCTCGGCCCCACTGTCCGCTGCCTGTCAGGTGTTGGGCGCAGCCTTCAGGCTTGCTGCGCCACGCAGGTGGATCATTCGTCTACTTCATGGCCGTGACTCCTATTGCTCGCTCACTGGGCAGGCAGTGGCCACCTATTGAGTTTGGTGCCGGTTACGCTGTCCGGCTCCTGCGCTCTGTGGGGCCGAAGCCCAGTCGAACAGGACGATTTAATGCAGGGGCCGCGTTGCGCGGTGCTGTCTGGTCGTCCGCATCGGTCTGACACTCCGTTATCACGGCTACGCTGCTGAGTTGCGGCAGGCTCCGTGCAAAGTGTCAGGCCGATGCGGCCTGGTGCTGGGGAGTACCAGGGCATCGGGTGGGTTAACCGGATTCGAAGTGACCACCCACTTCCTCAACCATCACCGGTATAGGGCAGTTATCGTCAGGCTGACGTGGCGCTGGTTATCTAGGTGGTACTGGCGTTGTGCCGCTGCTAATCTCGGCAGTAGGTGAACTCAGAGGCGAGCGCCATGGAATTGAAAGAGTCGAAGCATCCGAAGCCACAATCCGACGAAGACGCTTTGACGATAGAGTTGAGGAATGAGTTTGCGTTGCTTAACAAGATCTTTGAGCTTCGCGAGATTGCTCGCGATAACACCAAGAAGAAGCTCAATCGCAAGGCTGCGAAAGCTGCGATGAAGGAGGCGAAAAAATCCAAAAAAGTCACCCCGGCTCCGAAGTCAATCAAGGCCACTGGCGAGTGGGTCAAAAAGCTCTGCTGGCGATGTAATTCTAAATTCGTCATACATTCCCACTGGGTCAATCCACCGAGCATGTGCAAGGCCTGCGCGAAGGATTTGGATGAGACCTACCTCCCTTCTGGACCCGATCGATTACCACCCACAGGCTGGATTCATATCGTAAGTGGGGGCGCTCCGGGATCAGGTAAGCGCCGATAACTTACGTCCAGTTGGCTTCCAAAGGCGCCCGATACAGGCGCCGATGTGAAATCTTCTGATACTCCCTCCAATGACCCGCTACTGGCGCCAGTCACTGGCTTGAATCTCTATGTCAAAGAACTTGGTTTCAGTCGGTCCTCGGGGAGAGGGCTGAGAGATCACTTCGCTGATCCCGGGCTATCTGGCGGCTTCACCAGTCGTGTGTCGGGTCTGTTTAGGCCCTGGCGCCTCGTTGTTCTGGGGCGCTGAAGCAAATATGTACCAGTGGTTCATATTGGTCAAGTACCAAAAGTACATAAATTCAAAAAAGATGAACCTCGTTTCGCTGTTTACGTTTCGGATTTGGTCAGGCTATGATCTTCATCACTGGATGCATGTACAGTAATTGGAGGCGGAAATGGCGAAGGCGAAAAAACAAGAAAAGCAGAGCGAGCGGCGACAAATGAGCGGTATTGAAAGGCTTGGCCTACGCGTCTCGTCGATGATCAATCACCCGGTTGCGCAGACTCAGCGCTGGGTAACGATTCATCGCCTGGACACGGACGGGGAGAGGGAGTGGGAAGAGGTGATGGGGCTGCTTTCCGAGACGGACGGCATCGACATGACGTTCCACGACGACGAATCGGTGACGCTGAAGTGGGAGGCGAGCGCCGAGGAAGATCGGCCAAAAGAGGTTTTCGAGCCAGTAGAAGAGCTGGCGCCTTTCTAATAAGCATGAAAAAGCCCGGCATTCGACCGGGCTTTTTTAGTAGACAGAATCATGTCTCTGTAATGAACAACCTGTGCAGCTCTCCATCCTTGAAGACTGGCCGCGCTCGCACGTTGAGGCTAGCGTGACTCCCCATGGCTTGGGTGTATGCGTTGTTCGGAAAGGACAGGGCGACGTCAGTGATCTTTCCGTGCACCGAGCCTGAATAACCCTCAATCTGGACGCGGCACACGCCGGTGTCCACGCTGAGGGCGTAAATCCGAGAAATAACATAATCGCCAGGCGCGCCAACGGAAACTTCGCCATTTGATCGTATTGCTAAAGCCTCTGGCTCGGTAATCTCAACTGGGTGATCAGAGTCAGCGAACTGCGTGATTTGATCGCACGATTTCCCAATTGGGGCCAAGGTATTTCGCATGGGAGTCCTTGCCGCCTCAACCAATATTGGAAGCGTCGCGAGCAATTTCTCAGCGAGCCTATCGGCGTATAGGTGGGCGTCACTGTTGGCCTGGATCAAGCCGTTTACCATGACGTGATTGAGGTCCGAAGACTGCTTAGCTTGCTCCCTGATAACCTCAATCAGCTCTTTCACGTCCGAGTTTCCCGATAGTGCTTTTTTGACGTAGGCCAGCACCTGTGAGGTCAACCAGTCGAATGCCTTCTTATAGACATCCGCAAAAGCCGGCATCTGGTGTGTGATGCCTGTAAGTATAACCAGTGTTTGCTCAAAAGATCCTTCTTTGGGGGGAGCTGAGAAGCACCTTATGTCGGACTGTTGTCGTGAAGCCAGAACCTCTCCATAAATGCAGTAGTGGCTGATTAGCCGATAGAGGCGAGATGCGCCATCCACCGACTTCGCGTACTGGCTGGCATCGAGCAAATGACGGTTGGCGTCCAGTCCTTCGTATTTCATGTTCATATGACCGGTTACGCCAGTCATCTCATTCCAGCCGACCATTGCACATCCTTGATTGCGTCGTTATAAAATTTCGGCGGAAATCTAAGCCAAATATCTGAAAATCACACCGGCTGCCCATTCCACACGTACAACACGCGAGCAAGGATGTGTGTGTCGTCTACCCGGATATCTTCTGGATCATGGTGCTTGTTGTCCGAGATCATCTTGAACTGGGCTTTTCCCTTCTTCTGGAGCCGCTTCACGTAGAGCATTTCGTCGTGGGAGAAGAGGTAGATGCCGTCTCCCGTGAACTCTCGGATCGTGACGTCAACCAGCAAGGGGTCGCGGTCCTTGATCGTCGGGGCCATCGACTGGCCCCAACCAGTGATCATCTTGAGGTGGAAGTGCTCCTTGAACGTGACGCCCATCTCGCGCAGATGCTTGGGGCTCACCCTGATGTCCTGGAGCATTTCGGGGTACTCGTGCGGGATCTGCCCACCGCCCATTGCGGCACGCACGTCGTAATGCGCAATCCACACCTCGTCACCCACCTGGCCGGGCCGGGAGAAATCGATCTCAATCGAACCTCCGCCGTCATCAGCTTCGGCCACCGCAAGCAGCCGCCTGCGTGCGTCTTCAGAAAGTCCTTTCCCTTGTTTTGAGAGCATCTCACGCACGATGTCAGCGGCAGACTGCGCCTCGGTGCCAACTGTGTCGGCATCTGACATGCGCGAGAGCGCCGGAGCTTCTCCTGATCCGTGCTGAAGCCACTCAATCTTCACGCCGAGCGCATCCGCAATAGTCTGCATCTTCGCAGGACCAGGCATCGTCTCGCCGTTAAGCCATTTACTCGAAGCCTTTGGCGTGACCTTGGCGATTTCTGCTAGGCGAGCGCCTGCGCCCCACTGGTCAATGCCGTGTGCGGACAAGGCTTTTTTAAGCCGGGCGACGAATGCTGCGCGAATATCTTCTATCTGAACCATTGGTTCAGCATCGCATGCCCTTGCATGTACTTTCAGTTCCGACATAATATGTACTGCAAGTTCATAATTGACTCGGAGGCCTTATGCGGCCGCTCAAGAAATCGATTGACGATGCCGGTGGTGTTTCTGCTGTGGCTTTGGCCTGCGGAAAGACCCCGAGAGCTATCTACAAGTGGCTTGTTGCCGATGCACTACCGCGCACCGAGTACACAGGCGAAACCCAATACGCCAAGAAAATTGCTGAGCTGGCTGCCCTTCATGGAAAGCCGTTCGATTGCGCGTGGCTGCTTGCCGAAGCGCACCCAAAGAAATCTGCCGCCTAACCAAATTTCAACCACGCAAGGAATCGACCTATGTACACAGACCCGACCCACCTGCATGACAAGCCCACCAAGGTTCGCCTTGATGACGCTGCTGACGATTTGCTGACCGCAATGGCCAGGTATCAACGCACCCAAAAAGCCGTACTGGCCCGCGAAATTCTTGAGCGGGGGCTGAACCAGATGATGGAAGAGCTTACCTCGAAGACCGATGTGGCCTGAAGTGCCTAAGGAGGACCTGTGCCCGAAACAAAAGAGCTGGAAATCCAGCTTGACCGGAGAGGACTTGCCGAACTGGAGCAACTAGCCAGGCATGAAGGCATTCCACCCGAAGAGCTCGCGGCAAGAATCATCAATAAAGCGCTCGACCGCATGACACGGCCACCAAAAAGCCGAAGCAATGTCGCGTCACTGGGGCGTAAGGGCTGATAAGTCCCCGAGGGACTATTGAGGACTCGATGAAAAGAATCACCGATTTGAAGGCGAAAAAAAACCGGGGCGCAATCCCGGTTTCTTTCATTGCTGTGCACAACATTCTGGGCTCGATTATGCCAACAGATTATCGGATGCACAAGCCACTTCCCGCTCTTGCTCAAGAGGGGAAATGACATGGCTGGAGACTGGATAAAAATGCGCGTTGACCTGCAAACACATCCAAAAGTTTTCCGCATGGTGTCCGCATTGCAAGCGGACAGATTGCGGGTAATCGGCGGACTGCATGTGGCCTGGAGCATTTTCGACACCCACTCCGATGACGGCGTTCTGCACGGGTATACCGTCGACGCAATGGACGCCGTCATCGGGTGGCCAGGCTTCACGCAAGCCATGGTCGATGTTCAGTGGGCATCAATCACTGACGACCATTGCCTGATCATGCCTCGCTTTGAGGAGCATAACGGGGCCAGCGCAAAACGCCGTGCCAACGACAGTGAACGCAAACGCAACGATAGAAAAAACAAGCCTGTCCGCAATTTGTCCGCATCGGAAGCGGACAGTTTGCGGACCAGAGAAGAGAAGAGAAGAGAAGAGGAAGATCAAAAGCCTGTCGCGTCCGCTCCGGTGAAGGTTGCAAAGTTCGACCCGTTGACGGCTAAGCCTGAAAACGTGTCCGACAAGGCTTGGGCCGACTGGTGCCAGCACCGCAAGGAAATCCGTAAGCCGCTGACCACCAAGAGCTGCGAGCAACAAGCCAAAGCCCTTGTCGGGCACAGCTGCCCCGATCAAGTCCTGTTCGCATCGATCTCCAATGGCTGGACCGGGATCTTCCCGGACAAAATCACCAGCAATGTTCACCCATTCCCAAATCGCCGCCAGACCACCGAGCCTGACTTCGACAGCAGCGCTTGGGCCGAAGGGCTTGTGGTGAGCCCATGAAGCCAGTCAACCAGGTAATGGCAAGCATGGGCAACCTGCCGGCAATCGGTGATTCCCAGCCGCAGCCAGTCACTCCGCAGACAGCGGAAGTCGTGAACGATCTGTTTCGCCGTCTGCGAGGTATCTTTCCTGCATGGCGTCAGGCGTGGCCTTCGACTGAGGCGCTGGACGCTGCCAAGGCCGAATGGATCAAGGAGTTCGCGGCCGTCGGTATCCGTTCGCTCGAGCAAATCGAGTTCGGTGTCCAGCACTGTCGGAAACTCAAGAAGCCCTTCGCGCCGAGCGTTGGCGAGTTCATCGCCATGTGCACACCAGGTCCTGAAGACTTCGGCATGCCCATCGCAGCGGATGCATGGATGGAAGCGCTAATGGGTGCCTACAGCCATGAAGCCGTGCAGATCGCTGCCAACGAAACAGGGATCTTTGATCTGCGCTCGGCCAAGCAAAGCGACAAGGGTTTGCAGGAGCGCTTCAACCGCAGCTACGAGATCGTCCTTCGCCGGGCCCTGGCAGGCCAGCCGCTCGACGGGAAGATCCTCACCGGCATCGGCCACGACAGTCAGAAGACTGCCTTCGAACTGGCCAACGAGATCGCCGACCAACAAACCCAATCACGAATCCTTCAGCAAGGCATCCCGGCCGACGGCAAGTCTGCTCGTGCGCTGCTGCTCGCGAAGTTCGGCAAGAACAAGGATCAGGAGGTTTCCAATGGCCGATGAAATCGATATCGCCCAAGACCGCATTGAGGCAGACATGGCTCACCGCATCGCCACGCGTACGGTCTACACAGGCATCAGCGCCACTGAGTGCGAGTGCGGCGATGAGATCCCGGAAGGCCGCCGCCTGGCTATACCGGGGGTGAGGTTATGCGCTGCGTGTCAGAACCTGGATGACGTGCGGAAGCTGGGGGTGCGCCGTGGTTGATCTGAACGATCTTTCTCAAGCAGCTCGCTCTGCAGCGATGCGCGGAGGTACTTCTGGCTGGGCTCAGGTTGGTGGGCTTCCTGAGCACGTCCGGTACATGGAGTTGCGACCAAAGCGTCAGGGACGCAAACCGAAATGCCACTGCGGATGCGAGACACCGAAAACGCATCTCGGCATGGCCAATGGCGTTTGCTTAACCAGCGGCTGCGAGCTGTACGTCCGTCGCTGGGTGAAGACTGCTGGCATCCGGAAGGTGAGCCCATGAGTAACGTCATCGTAAAGCCTCGCCACTTCTGGTCCGCCGGCGCCAATCGTATCCGCGACGTGTTCAAGCTGGCCTATCAGTTCGCCTTCGACCTGTCGGTATCCGGCGCCGTCGAGATCATCGTCCGCCCGGTGAAGTCCCGTCGCACCCTGGAGCAGAACGCCAAGCTGTGGGCAATGCTCGGCGACATCTCCCGCCAAGTGGAGTGGCCGGTCAACGGTGTGATGCAGAAACTCGACAGCGAAGACTGGAAGGCGCTGATGACCGCCGCAGCCCGCCAAGAGATCCGCATGGCCCAAGGCATCAACGGCGGCGTTGTCATGCTCGGCGAAAGCACCAAGCGCATGACCGTGGCCGAGCTGGGCGATGTGATTGAGTGCATGTACGTCTTCGGTGCCGAGAAGGGCGTCACCTGGAGCGAGCCGAAGGGGCAGATGCCAGAAACGTGGGAGGCGGCAGCATGAGCCAGTTTAAGCCGGGTGATCTGGCGCTGACCCTCACAGCTGGACTCAAGTGGCCGCCCATGACCCAGGTGGCGCTGGATGTGTTTCTGCTCAAAGGCGGCAAAGCAATCGAGCCAGATGGCGTGATATGGACTGCTCCTTTCGATGGCTGGGTTACTTATCGCGACGATGACGATAGGGCTGAGTTCTATCGGACTCAGGACCTGATGCCTCTGCGCGGAGACTTCACCCCAGAGCATCAAGAGTCGCGGGAGGTGGTTGCATGACACTCCCAGCCAAACAACCCCGACCCAAGAAATGCCGTGTCGTTGCATGCAGGGCCTCATTCGTCCCGAAGGAGAGCTTTCAGACCTGGTGCTCTCCCGACTGCGCCGTGGTGATCGCGCGCGCCAAGCAGGAGAAAAAGCGCACGGAGCTAGCCCAGGTAGAACGCCGCGAGATCAAGGTGCGCAAAGAGGCCCTGAAAAGTCGCGGCGACTACATGCGTGACGCGCAGAAGTCGTTCAACGAGTTCATTCGCGTTCGTGACCAGCTCGCCGGGTACACCTGCATCTCCAGCGGCCGCCCACTCGACTGGGCCTGCAACGCAGTGGATGCGGGGCATTACAGGTCCGTCGGCGCCGCACCGCACCTGCGCTTCGATGAGCGCAACTGCCACGCCCAAAGCAAGCAGGACAACCGCTATCTGTCTGGCAATGCAATCGACTACCGGATTGGCCTGATCAAGCGCATCGGTCGCGATGCGGTGGAACAGCTCGAAGCCGACCAGTCGGTGCGCAAGTACACCATCGAAGACCTCAAGGCCATAACCGCCGATTACCGCGCCAAGACCCGCGAACTCAAGAGGACCGCAGCATGATCACCATCCACAGCGACATCCTGCTCCACCTGTGGCTTGCCTTCCTTCTGGTTTCTTTCGGTGGCTGCATCGAGGCGATTCGCAGACTGCTGCGCCGGGACCTGGTCGCACGGGGGATTCGGCCATGAAGTGGTTCGGGTGTTTGGTCATTGCGTCGGTATTCGTGTTCTTCGGCTATGTGAATTCGGAGGCACAAGCCAAGTGTGAGGCTCGGGGCGGTGTGTACTTGTCGCGTGAAAATGCATGTGTTTCCGGACTGCCGGCGGTGCACCCATGAACTGGACCCAATCCACCAAACACTGCATCACGTCCGATGAAGGTTACCTGATCAGCAAGTACGCGCTGGAGGTCGGACACGCCTATGTCGCCCGGTCGCCCGCGACGGCGGGAAAGATCCTGCACTCGGGTAAGGATTTGGAGAAGGCCAAGGCGGCATGTATCGACCATTTTGAATTGACCAAGGGGAAGGCAGCATGAAGGCGCACGAATTTCTCGGTAAGGCCCAGGCACTCATGCTGGAGCGCGGCGAGCAGTACGACAAGCCGGAGGGTGAGCGCAGCATGGGGGCTGCCGTCTCCGCGTTCAACACCATCACCGGGCAGTTGATCAGCGAGGCGGAAGGCTGGCTGCTGCTCCAGATCCTGAAAGACGTCCGCCAATGGCAGCGACCGGAGTTCCACGCTGACTCCGCTGAGGATTGCGTGGCCTACGCGGCCCTCAAGGCCGAAGCGCTCGCAGGAGCTAAGTAATGGCCGAACGCAAAGTCACGGACGAGCAGATCGTCGAGGCGCTGAGCACAATGAGCGTGGCGAAAGCTGCAAAGCAGTTCGGCATGAACGTGCGCAGCATTGAGAAGCGCAAGGCGAACCTCGTCAGGAAGGGATGGAGCCCCGAGCACGACATGACACACATCGTGCCGGACGGGTACCGCTTGAAAGGAACGTCGAGCTTGTACAAGGAAGGGGTGAAAGCTCCGGTACTTCAGTGGGTGAAGACCTCGGCCGACCTTGAGCGTCAGCGCGAGCTTAACGAAGCCTTCGCGAATGCCTTCATGGAGGAAGTCAGCCCGCTACCTGAAATTGCAGGGCCTATTGAGGCACTGGATACTGACATTATCCCGTGGTTCCAAATCGGGGACGCCCACGTCGGGATGCTTGCCCACTCCCATGAAGTTGGCCACAACTTCGACTTGAAGATTGCCGAGCGCGAGTTGATCGTCGCCATGCACAAGCTGATTGACCGGGCGCCGAGTTGCGAGCGCTGCGTCATTCAGGATCTGGGGGACATGTCGCACTACCAGGACTTCACCGCGAAGAGTGAATCCGGCCACGACTTCGACTTCGACAGCCGCTACCCCAAGATGATCGAGGTCTGCGCGCGGATCATGCGCTCGATCGTCGACAAGGCCCTTGCCAAGTTCCAGTTCGTCGACGTGATCGTCAACCAGGGCAACCACTCTCGATCGAATGACGTTTGGATGCGGATCTTCCTGAACCACGTTTATCAGGAAAACCCGCGCCTCCACGTTCTCGATAACTCGAGCGTGTTCATCCCATACCGCATGGGCAACACTTTCGTCATGTGTCACCACAGCGACAAGTGCAAGCCGGATCGCCTGATCGACGTGATGGCCACCGACTTCTCGGTGGACTGGGGCGAGGCGACCTACCGCTACATCGACATCGGCCATATCCACCACCGCATGCAGTCGAAGGAATCCGCCGGTGTGACGGTCGAGTCGTGGAACCAGCTCGCCCCAGGCGACAAATACGCCCATGACGGCGGCTGGCGATCCCGGGCATGCCTCACCGCGGTATTGCGCTCCAAGACATACGGCGAGAAGGGCCGCATCACCATCAGCGCCGAAGAGGTGAAGGACATCATCTCGAACGCCATACCAGGTGCTGAAGCTTCGAAACGTCGCGCTGTGTATTCGGTTTAAGGGGGAAACATCATGACCTATCGCAATGTGGTATCCGCAGTGGTGCGCGCTCTGGCCGCCGAAACCATCAACTCGGCCGGCGGCTGTGACTTTGAGCCGAAGGTGCAGTGCGCCAAGCAGAAAGGGGAGATCGTCGGGAAGGAGGCTGCTTTCCTGACTGACTGCTGGGTGTTCGGCCGACTGCACAGGGGGCTGGAGACTTCGCAGTGGCGCGCGCTGGTGGCGAAGTTCTCCACGCACACCGATCGTAAGCATGCGGCCATTGCCGAGCTCACACGCGCTGTCCGCTCGCCTGCGCCTGAGCGTTTCCGCCATTGCGCCGTCGTCACCTGGGCGTTGCCGAAGCTGGCAGGCGTGGAGGGCAAGCGCTCGACGAATGTGCTGCCGGCTGGTTGGTACGAGATGGACAACTGGACGGACGAGCCGCACCCGATCAAAACCCAGGAGCGGTGGCGCCGGGACATTCGCAAGAGTCTGGAGTCAGCAGTAGATGAGGCTTTGCAGGCTGCTCAAGAAATTCTCGACCATGAATGCTTAATTGGCACAGAAGCTGCTTGACACCGATTGAGCCAATGAGCCATTATCTCTCCATCCTGTCGTACTTGCGCATGTAGGTGATGCAAGCGACAAACAGAACCCGGCCATCGAGCCGGGTTTTTTGTATCTGCCGTCTGTCCAATGGTAGGCACTCGCAACGCGCAGCCGATTCTCATGTTTAAGCGCGGAAATCCCGCGCATTAGATCGGAGAGCCAGCATGGAAATTGACGAGAGTGCACCAGGCAACAAATCCCAGCAGCGCGAAACGCGCACGACAGACAACGAAACCGGCCATGACCCGAGCTGGAACCAGTACGAAGTCCCGTTGCCGCCGGACGATGAAGCGCCTGTCGAGGGAGACATGACGGATGTGGAAGCAACAAACTCTGTATCGAGTGAGCACCCAGAAGCTGGCACGAATAGCCATGACGACAGCCCCGATACCGACCCACAGATGAACGACCAGGACGAAAATGACAAGGAGGCTCGCGACATGCCTGCGAGTGATCCTGAATCAGGTGCCTGAATCAGCTTGTATGGTTATCGATGCCCGCTCAGCGCGGGCTTTTTTACGCTTAGGAAAAACGTTTTTTGTTCGGCATAAGCGTTAGGACGATTCCTAGGGCCAACAGAAAAATGGCCGACGATACAGACTCCTTGTGCAACAGGTAGTAGAACCACAACGCGATCAGAAGCGGGCCGAGCAATTTACTGTACTTGAATACAAAGTTTCCTAGCGGAGGACTGAGCTTCCCGATCCCGTGTATCAGGTAATAGCTAACTCCGACCAACAGCAATACGACTATCACTATTCCCATACTGGCTTCCTGCGCGGTTTCAAAACGCCATCATAGCGACGTAGTCCATTGGCGGCTACCGGTGCACTTGATCGCCCCATGACAGCCCATTTTTTATTTTCCACATGCAACTGAGAGGTCGAGCGCATGGAATTCATTCATCGCCTGCTCGACAAAGCTGACTTGATCCTCGCGGGTATCGTGGGAGCGGTTGTTGCCAGCCTCTGGCACAAGGACGATCTGACGGACTGGCGGTCCTGGGTGATTTTCCTCATCACCGGTATCGCCTGTGCGTTTTACCTAACCGGGATCGTATGCACCAAGCTCGACGTGACCGACCCCAACAACGTGGCGGGCGTCGGCTTCCTCTTGGGTGCCTTTGGCGGGTCGATGATGACCGCTATCAACCGCGCCATTAAAGCCGCTGACCTTTGGGCGCTGGTTCGCTCGAAGTTCGGGGGAGGCAACCCATGAACCTTCAAACGCTGAGCACGACCTTTATCGCCATGATCGCCCTATGGGCCATGTGGTGCGTTCTGAGTCACAGGGTGAGAGACGGCATTGTCGGGAAAGTCATTTATGCGGCAATCGCGGTATCAGGGTTCGCCATCGCAACCCGAGGCGAGACGGTGTTCTTCACTCCCAGCGCGGCCGGCGTCACCTTTCATGGCGCGCTTGCCTTGGCTGGCCTGAGGCACTGGTTCGTCGCCAATCACTGGACCCGCGTCAAAGCCTGGCTGTGCCGATACCTGCACTGCGAGCAATGCCTGAACAACCCCACCAAGGCGGACAAGACATGAACCTGATTCCCCAATGGCAACAGCTCTGGAAGATGTACAGCGTTCAACTGGCTGCTTTGCTGGCTGCGCTTAACACTGCCGCCTACTTCTGGCCGGCGTTACAGGCTCTGGTCAGCCCTGAGCTATTCGCCTCGGTGAATGCGTTGCTCGCTGCAGCTATCGCCCTTGTCCGTGCGATCCCGCAGAACCTGGACGCTCCCGGAGCCGACAAGCCTGCCGCTTAACTCCGGGAGCTATGCGATGACCGTAGAAGTACATCCAGTCCAAACCAGCCGCACTGGCAGGGGAGTTTGCCCCAAGGTAGTGACGTTGCTCGCCTATGAGGTCTACTGCCATGTGTATTCGCCGCAAGAGGCGTTGGTGACTGGTGGATGCCGTGGCGGCTTCAGCACTGGCGAACTGATTGCCTTCCTGTATGCCCGCAGCTTCCCGAAAGACCAATGGCGCGCCAGGGTCAAAGAAGCCTTCAACGGCGCAGCAAACCTTTAAACCAAAGGGTGCCTGGCTTCGTGCGGGCGCCACTCCACACGTAATAAATTGCGCGGATAGGCCGGGAACGCTCGGAATATTGGCAATTGATTGCAGCCCATCACGGTGAACGACATGGCCAAGACTTTCCAATTGCAGGCCTATTTGCCGTGGTGGTTCGTGCTTTATCTGAGGGCGGTGTACATCGTCGCCTGGGTGATCGGCATGGAGGCGGACGACAACAAACTCGGCCAGCAGGCCAAGAAGTCCATCCGGTTCCGTAAGCTGGAAGTGAGTGATGAGGGCAAGCCATGACGAAGGCCAAGCACAAGGTTGTCTGGCTCGACAGGGGCTGGCAGCCGGTCTTTATCGGCTTCTGCCCAAGCGAGAAGGCCTGGAACCGTGAAATGAAGCGGATGAACGTAGATGAGCCTTACCCGAGGGCGGATGGCTGCACCACTCGCTTCAAGACGTGCGCAGGCAAGGATTGCATCATCGTCTGCATCCATGAGCGGTTGAAGGCAGACAGTTGCCGTCACGGCATCGTTGGGCTAATCGTCCATGAGTGCACGCATGCTTGGCGCTACATCCTGAACGCCATTGGCGAGGATGTGCCCAGCAGTGAGTTCGAGGCCTACTCGATGCAGGCGATCACTCAGCAGGTAACGACCGCATTCTGCGATACGCGATTCAACCTGTTCGGCAAGAGGTAGGTAATTCGTGAGCAGACCGATGCCGCCTACCTCGATCGTGGAGTTGTCAGGACTATCCGACTTCGGCATCCGGCTTACTCCAGCGCCTGATGTATGGGAGTGGCTCCAAGCCGAGATCCTTGCCGACACGGGTAGCATTCATAACGAAGACCACGCTCACCTGATCGACGCTGACGTCCGGTTCATGTGGGCGTCGTCTCACTTCGAGAAGCAGGGCAGAACGGTACTCGGCCAGACCGAACAGGTAGCGTTCCGCGCTGGTGGTTGGCAGAAGGCCCGGATGGAGCAGCAGATGTTCGACTGGTTCGGCGAGGTGCCGGCATTCATCATCACCTTGGCTGCCGATTACTGCTCCCAATGCAGCGACACCGACTTCTGCGCTCTGGTCGAGCATGAGCTGTACCACATTGCCCAGGCGACGGATAAGTACGGCCAGCCCGCCTTCACCGAAGAGGGCATTCCAAAGCTGAAGATGCGCGGCCATGACGTCGAAGAGTTTGTCGGTGTGGTTCGCCGCTATGGCGCGAGCCCTGACGTTCAGGCTCTGGTCGACGCTGCAAACAGTCCTGCTGAGGTAGGCAAATTGAACATCGCGAGGGCCTGCGGTACCTGTCTACTCAAGTCGGCCTGACTCCCATGACAGGTTTTGACGGATGACGACCCTATGGCAGTACTACGAAGCGAGGTCAAAGCCTTCATCGTTCAGGCTCTGGCCTGCTTCGATACGCCATCTCAAGTGGTTGAGTCGGTCAAGAAGGAATTCGGCATAGAGATCAGCCGGCAGCAGTGCGAATCACATGACCCAACAAAGTTCGCCGGCAAGCAGTTGGGCGCCAAGTGGGCAGAGCTATTTCATGCAGCCCGCAAGCGCTTTCGTGAAGAGACGGTTGATATCCCAATCGCCAACCGAGCGTATCGACTTCGGGCGCTTGGCCGGATGGCTGAAAAAGCCGAGAACATGAAGAACATGGCGCTGACTGCCCAGTTGTTGGAGCAGGCCGCCAAGGAAGTCGGCGATATCTACGTCAATCGCCACCGCAAAGACGAACCAGACGACGAGCCCGCCGTTCCGACGAGCATTGAGGTGCGCGTAGTGGACGCGAGGAAGCCAAATGCCGAGCCTTAATGTTCCGCAGGCTCAGTTCCTCACGCTGCCGCACAAGTTCCGCGCATTCGTTGCCGGGTTCGGCTCGGGAAAGACCTGGGTCGGCTGCTCGGCGCTGAGCAAGCACTTCATGGAGTGGCCTAGCGTCAACGCGGGCTACTTCGCCCCAACTTACCCGCAGATCCGCGACATCTTCTATCCGACCATGGATGAAGTGGCCTACGACTGGGGGCTGAAGACCAAGATCAACCAGGCGAACCATGAGGTTCACATCTACAGCGGGCGGCAGTATCGCGGCACGGTGATTTGCCGGTCGATGGAGAAGCCGCAGACCATCGTTGGCTTCAAGATCGGCCACGCGCTGGTGGATGAGCTGGACGTGCTGACGTCGATCAAGGCTCAGCAGGCCTGGCGCAAGATCATTGCCCGGATGCGTTACAACCTGCCGGGGCTGAAGAACGGCGTCGACGTGACAACAACACCGGAAGGCTTCAAGTTCGTCTTTTTGCAGTTCGTGAAGCAGTTGCGCGACAAGCCTTCGCTGAAGGACATGTACGGCCTGGTGCAGGCCAGCACGTTCGACAACGAGTTGAACCTGCCGGATGACTACATCCAATCGCTGATGGAGTCGTATCCGCCTCAGCTGATTCTTGCCTACCTGAATGGCCAGTTCGTCAACCTGACGTCCGGGTCGATCTACCACGCATACGACCGCAAGCTGAACCAGTGTTTCGACACCGTGCAGCCCGGCGAGCCGCTGTTCATCGGCATGGACTTCAACGTCGGCAAGATGGCCGCGATCACCCACGTCAAGCGTGACCAGGGACTGCCGCGCGCGGTGGATGAGCTGGTGGAAGGCTACGACACGCCAGACATGATCAAGCGCATCAAGGAGCGCTACTGGCGCTATAACGGCAACGACTTCGACAAGACCTGCGAAATCCGGATCTATCCGGACGCCTCTGGCGACTCACGAAAGTCGGTCAACGCCAGCGTCACCGATATCGCAATGCTGAAACAGGCCGGTTTCGCAGTGATCGCGCCCGCGGCGAACCCGCCTGTGAAGGATCGGATCAACGCCATGAACGCGATGTTCTGCAATGCGGCTGGTGAGCGTCGCTACTTGGTCAACCCGTTCACCTGTCCGACCTACGCGGATGGCCTGGAGCAGCAGATTTGGGCGCCTAACGGGGAGCCCGACAAGAGCCAAGGCAATGACCATGCGAACGACGCTGGCGGTTACTTCATCTACAAAGACTTCCCGATCGTCAAACGTATCGCGAAAAGCGAACCTCTGAGAATGTGAATATGAGTGATGACCCAAGCAAGACGCTGCCGGTCGTGGATGACATGGGCGAAGACTGGGCCATCATCGACGCGCTCATGGGCGGCACGAGAGCCATGCGCAAGGCAGGCACCAAGTTTTTGCCGCAGTGGCCGAAGGAGGAGAGCGACGCCTATCAGGCCCGACTCAAGACCTCGACGTTGTTGCCAGCCTTGAGCGAGACGGTGCAGAACATGACCGGGCGCGTATTCGCTGACCCGATCACGCTCACCGACGACGTGCCGGACCAGATCAAGGAGATGGCCGAGGACTTCGACCTTCAGGGGAACAACCTACAGGTCTGGGCGCAGTCGCTATTCAGTGGCGGCCTGTCCCATGGTCTCTTCCATGTCCTGGTCGACCATCCGAAGTCTGAAGGCATCAAAACCAAGGCCGAAGAGAAGTCGGCAGGCGTGCGCCCCTACACGGTGATGATCAAGCCGGGCCAGGTTCTCGGCTGGCGGTCAGAGAACAAGGGTGGCGAGCAGGTCCTGACGCAGTTCCGGTACAAGGAGTGCGTCGAGGTCGACGACGGCGCGTTCGGTACGAAGAGCGTTGATCAGATCCGGGTGCTGGTGCCGGGTGGTTGGGCGACTTATCGTGAAACCGACGACGGCAAAGGCCAGAAGACCTGGCAGATATTCGACGAGGGCCTGACCAGTCTCACCGTCATCCCGCTGACCACGTTCTACACCAAGCGCACTGGCTTCCTGACCGCGACTCCGCCGCTCCTTGAGTTGGCGAACATGAACATCAAGCACTGGCAGTCCCAAAGCGATCAGGACAACATCCTGCACGTCGCCCGGGTGCCGATGCTGGCGGTTACCGGCCTCGACGATGGGCAAACCATCACCGTCGGCGCCGGGTCGGCCACCTCGCTGCCGAAAGACTGCGACATGAAGTGGGTGGAGCACTCGGGCAAAGCCATCGAGGCGGGCCGGCAGTCGCTCATTGACCTCGTCGAGGACATGCGCCTGGCTGGAGCGAAGCTGCTCCAGAAGGAAAAACAGACCGTAAAAACCGCTTCCCAATCCGAGGAAGAGGCCGCGCAGGAGATGAGCCCGCTCCAGACCATGGCCGGACAGCTTGAGGACGCGCTTGACCAGGTGCTCCAGTTCTTCGCGCTTTGGATGAACATCGAGGACGGAGGACACGTCAAGGTCAAAGGCAATTTCGACGTCGATTTCAGCCCTGAAACGACCATGCCGTTCCTGCTGAACATGAACATCAATGGCGTCCTATCAGATCAAAGCCTATTCGAAGAGGTCCAGCGCCGAGGCTTGCTCAGCGACGAGCTCGACTGGGAAGAAGAGTTGGTGAAAATCAAAGCTCAACCCGTCAAACCGAGCGCTCGGCCTCTCGATCAGCAGTAACTGAACACCGAACACAGCCCTGGCATCCGCCGGGGTTTTTTTATGGGCGCGATTCCGGATGGATAGCGCCGCGCCGGGCCGGATGGCTCAACAAATGGGCGGATGCCCGGAGATGCATCAATGAAACTGAAATTGGATGACCAAGGCCACGTTGTACTGCAAGACGGCAAGCCTGTGTACGTGTACGACGATGGCAAAGAGGTCGCTTTCGACGCTCCCGGCACCGTGAACACGATTACCCGGCTGAACGCTGAAGCCAAGACCCATCGCGAAGGCAAAGAGGCTGCTGAAACGGCCTTGAAAGCGTTCGACGGGATCACGGACGGCGCCGCCGCCAAGAAAGCCCTGGAGCTCGTGTCGAAGCTCGATCAGAAAAAACTGGTGGATGCCGGTGAGATCGACGTGGTGCGCAACGAAATCAGCAAGGCCTTCCAAGGCCAGGTTGATGAGTGGTCCACCAAGGCGCAGACCTTCGAAAAGCAACTCTACGAAGAAAAGATCGGCGGTGCATTCAGCCGTTCCAAGTACATCGGCGAGAAGCTGGCAATCCCCGCAGACCTGGTCCAGTCCAAATTCGGCACCGCCTTCAAAGTCGAGGATGGCAAAACCATCGCCTACGACCAGCACGGCCAGAAGATCTACAGCCGCACGCGTCCCGGCGAAATCGCTGACTTCGATGAAGCAATCGAAACCCTTGTTGAGCAATACCCGCACCGCGATCACATCCTGAAAGGTTCTGGGGCCAATGGCTCCGGTGCTCCGAATGGCGGTGGCAATGGCGGTAACGGCAAAAAATCCCTCTCCCGATCCCAGTTCGATGCACTTGACCCCATGGGCAAGCATGCACACGTGACTGCGGGCGGCGAAGTTACCGACTGATCCCTAGGAGCAATCCATGAGCAACACTCTCACCGGCCTTACCACCACGATCTACAACGCACTGGACGTCGTGTCGCGCGAACTGGTCGGGTTCATCCCTGCCGTATCGTCCGACATGACCTACGACCGTGCGGCTGTCGGTCAGACCGTCACCTCGCCTGTGGCGCCGGCAGCAACCGCATCCGACATCACCCCGGCCGTGACCCCGCCGAACGACGGCGACCAGACTATCGGCTCCGTGTCGATGACCATTACCAAGGCTCGCCGGGTTCCGGTGCGTTGGAACGGTGAAGAGAAGCGCGGCCTGGACAACAACGGCGCGTCGTACAACGTCATCTTGCGCGACCAACTCGCTCAGGGCATGCGTGCGCTGGTCAACGAGGTCGAGTCTGACATTGCCAGCCTCTTCACCAAGACCTCGCGTGCTTATGGCGCCGCCGGCACCGTGCCGTTCGCCACCAACCTGGCAGAAGCTGCGCAGATGCGCAAAATCCTGTCGGACAACGGCGCGCCATTGAGCGACCTGCAGATGGTGCTGGACACCACCGCCGGCGCAAGCATGCGCACCCTGGGTCAACTGACCAAGGCCAACGAAGCGGCTGACACCAGCTTGCTGCGCCGCGGTGTGCTGCTCGATGTGCACGGCTTCGCCATCCGTGAATCGGCACAGGTCAAAACCCCTGTGGTCGGTACCGGCGCTGCTGGCACCACCAACGCCGCAGGTTACGCCGTTGGCGCCACTGTGCTCACCCTGGCCTCGGCCGGTACCGGTTCGATTCTGGCTGGTGACGTGGTGACCCTGGCTGGCGACACCAACAAGTACGTGATCGCATCCGGCGATGCTGACGTATCCAACGGCGGCACCATCACTCTGGCCGCGCCTGGTCTGCGCAAGGCGATCCCCGCCGCCGCAACCCTGATCACTGTGATCGCCGCGACCACCCGCAACATGGCGTTTGCCCGCTCGGCTCTGGCTGTGGCCACCCGCGCACCGGCTCTGCCAGAAGGCGGCGACAGCGCGTCCGATCGCATGATCATCACCGACCCGGTCAGCGGCCTCTCGTTCGAGATCTCGCTGTACAAGCAATATCGCCAGATCCAGTACGAAATCGCGCTGGCATGGGGCGTTGCTGCCGTCAAAACCGAGCACATGGCTCTTCTGCTCGGTTAACTGGATTGCCCGGGGCTTCGGCTCCGGGCTCATTTCTTTGTGGAGAAACGCATGGGCACTATTCAGGTTAAGCCGTGGGGCGAAGACCAGGGCGAGTACGTCCTGATCAACGAAGAAGACTTCGTTGAAGGCGAGCACGAGCTGTTTGCACCGAAGAAGCTGACCGCCAAAGAGCAGAAGGCTCTGGATGCGGCGAATGAAGCCGCCGGCAAGCTCGACGCAACCAAGGCCGCTCTGACCGAGAAGGGCATCACCTTCGACGAGAACGCCGACCAGGCCGCGCTGCAAGCCCTGCTGGATGCCGCTCAGTAACACGCCAAACCGGCGACAACGACAGGTAGCAGGAGCCGAACATGCTTACTGATCAGCAAAAGTCGGATGCCAGACGTTACGCCGGTTATCCGATGCAGGGTGATGTGACGCTGGATGACCGGCGCGATACCGCGTGGGGCTGGGTTGCGCCATTGATCTGGCAAACGCTGAACCACCGGCTGGAAAGTCTGCGCCCGGAGGAAGAGGTCACCATGACCTCGTTCCTGACCAAAATCGCGGGCCTTGAAACGGATGTCCTGTCCTCGACCGAGAACCTCGACACGGATCAGGCTGCCGTCTGGGTGCACAACAAGGACGAAGTACGCGACCGCATGAACCTTTACCGGATCTGGCGCCGCGAATTGTGCGGGTTCATCGGCATCCCACCCGGTCCTTCTCTCGGCTCGGGCGGAATCAGCCTGGCAAGGGGCTGACATGGACGGCACGAAGCTCCAGTCAAAGATCTACATCGGCTACGGCAAGGCCGCCAAGCGAATCGGTTTCGACTACCAGCAATTTCGCGCTACCAGCGCCAGTAACCCGCTGTCGTCAACCGCTTTGCAGACGCTGCCGGTCTCGTTCACCACCAACTTCAAGTACTCCGCGCCAAACAAGTACGGCAAGGCCGATTGGCTGGGCCTGTTCGACGCCCGGCAGTTTGCCGTCGGTGACTTCATCGTCGGCCGACAGGGCACGTTCTTCATCGCCGCGATGCAGGACACGCTGCCGATTCTTTGCGTGCAGGCGAACCGGACGGTTGATGTGCTGCGCGTCGGCATGGATCCCGGCGTTGGCCTGGGCGGCTGGGCCGGCGAACGAAGAGACACCGAGGTGCCGATCATGCAGGGCTGGCCTGCCAGCATTCTGCAGGGCACGAAGGGTGAGACGAACGAGGTGAAGCTGCCTGAGGACGTAAAAACACCGTGGTGGGCAATCCTGATGCCGGCTTATCCGGGCGTCGTGTTCCGCACCAGCGACATCATCCGTGATGAGCTGGATCGCAAATACATGATTTCCAGCGCTGAACTGACCGATATGGGTTGGCGCATCACCGCAATGCAAGCGCAGGTGTGACGATGGCGAGCCTAACCGACGTAACGAAGCAGCTCTCCGCGCAAATCGCCGCCATTGTCTACCCGAACGGCATCGGTCAGCCGAGCGCCTCGGGCATTCCGGTGAAGGTTTATCCGGGTTGGCCGGTGCCGAACGTGCTGGACGACGACCTAAAGGCAGGAGTTGCGCATATCAGCGTCTACCCGCACGGCAAGGATCGGAAAACCACGCGGTACCTGGGCCGAGGCTGGGAGATCCTGACATCGCCAGTGCACACAGTCGTGATGACGGTCGCCGGAGCCGTGGTGACCCTGTCGGGCACGGTCAGCAAGCAGAACCTGCTGATCAACCTCAACGGCACCCACTATGTGTACGCCATGCAGGTGACGGACACGCTCACGACAGCCGCCACCGCGCTTGCCTCGATGATCCCCGGCGCCTCCAACGTAGGGCCGGTGATCACGCTCACGGGCGCGCACAACATCTTCACGCGGGTTGGTGGATTCGGTACGGCCTTCAAGGAAACAAAGCGCCAGGAGCAGGTGGTGCAGATCATCGTCTGGGCCAACTCTCCAGAGGCGAGGGCAGCCGTCGCTGATCAGCTCGATTCGGTGCTATCAGATAGCAACAACATAGCCTTTACGGACGGATCCAGCGGGATCATCACTTCTGCTGGGTCGCTGATGACTGACCACCTTCAAAAAGCTGACCTTTACCGGATCGACCTGTTCTACAGCGTCGACTACGCCACCACGCAAGTGCTGCAAGCTACCGAAGTCATTGCTCCGGTACTGAACATCGTCAACGCCCAGTCCGGGCTTCCTGTAATCACTGTGAATCCTTGAGGCCCGACATGGACTCCGATACCCCAGATAGCCCCGTGGTTGCCCCGGCACCAAAAGCCAAAGCCGCCGCATCGCCTTACAAGCTGACCGTCAAGTTCGCCTTCGCCGACTACCAGGTTGGCCAGGCGATCACTGATGCCGACGAGGTCGCCTCGATTCTGGCCGGCGAATGCGCAGGCAATGTCCTGAAAGTCGCCAACGCCTAACAGGCGAAACCCACACACAAAAAGCCGCCCATCGAGGCGGCTTTTTCATTAGGAGGACGCCATGCCCATTTATCCGGCAGGCAGCTTGAACACGGCGGCACTCACGGCCCCGGATCTGTACATCCAGATCGTCCCACCGAAGACCCGTTTCATCAATGGCGTGGCCACGGACATTCTGGGCATCGTCGGTATCGCTGACTGGGGGCCAGTTGGCGCGTCCACTCTGATCGGCTCGCCTGGGGACGCTTCACAGAAGTTCGGCACGCAGACCGTGCGCAAGTACGACCTGTGTACCGCGATTGCCGTGTCTATTCAGGGCGGTGCGTCGAACATCCGTGCCGTTCGTGTGACTGACGGCACGGACGCTGCGGCTGTCGGCCTGCTGAAAGACACAGCGGCCGCTACCGGCGTCACGCTGACCGCGTTCTACACCGGCACCCTGGGCAACTCGCTGAGCGCCACGCTCTCGGCCGGCTCTGCTGCATCCAGCTGGAAGCTGGTCATCTCGCTGCCAGGTGTCGCGCCTGAGGTGTTCGACAACATCACCGGTTCCGCCGGTGCGCTGTGGGCCAATATCGTCAGCGCGGTGAACAACGGCCAGTCCGGTATTCGCGGGCCATCTCAGCTCGTGATCGCGTCGGCCGGAGCAACTATTCTCGCGCCGGCCACCACGCAGACCATCGCCTTCACCACTGGCACCTCTGGCAATACCACTATCACCGACACGGTACTGATAGGCACCGACGGTGTGACTGGCGCAACCCGCAAAGGTATGTACGCCTTGCGCGGCAGCGGTGCACAAGTGGCCAACCTGGTGGATCTCACCGACGGCACCCAATGGCCGACCATGCTGACCTACGGCCTGTCGGAAGGCTGCTACATGATCACGCAGGGCGTTGCGGGCGCCTCCTACACCACCGTCGCCACCGCGCTGACCACTGCGGGCTGTGATAGCTATGCGCTGAAGGTCATGGTCGGCGACTGGGTGTACTGGCAAGACCAGGTGAACGGCCAGCAGCGCATGATTGCTCCGGCGACGTTCGCCGCCGCCAAGATCGCCGCACTGTCACCGAACCAGAGCCCGCTGAACAAGCCGATCACCAATGCGGTATCGACGCAGCGCAATCTGGCGCAGCAGCCGTACAGCATCGCCGAGATTGGCGCGATCAACACGGCGCGCCTGGACGTGATCACCAACCCTTGCCCGGGTGGCAGCTACTTCGGCTGCCGATCCGGCCTGAACGTGTCCAGCAACGCCGCGGTGAACGGTGACAACTACACCCGGATGACGAACTTCATCGCGCTGACCATCGCGGCGAGCTTCGGCGGCACCATCGGCCGATTGCAGACCCCGGATGTTCGCCGCGAAACCAAGTCGACCATGGAGAGCTTCCTGCAGACGCTGGTCCAGCAGGGGATGATCGGCGACGTCAATGGCGGCCCGGCGTTCTCGGTCCAACTGGATGCGGCGAACAACCCCGATGCACGCGTTGCCCTGGGCTACATGCAGGCAGACGTGCAGGTCAAATACCTGTCCGTGATCCGCTACTTCCTGGTGAACCTCGAAGCGGGCCAGTCCGTCTCGATTGTTGCATCCGCCACCCCGCGCCAGTAAGCGCCGAAACCACTTCCCAGCCCGGCCTAGCGCCGGGTTTTTCATTTGGAGAACGCCATGCAAGGTGGATACAACACGGGTAAGGATGTCTCGATCGACATCAACACCCCTACCGGGCCGATCCGGCTCAGCAAGATCATGAAGTTCGACTCCAAGCCGAAAGTCACCAACCAGGAAATCACGCCGCTCAACGGCCTGACCGATGAATTGATGATTCCGAAGGGCTGGACCGGCACGTTCGAGGCAGAGCGCACCGACTCCACTCTCGATGACTGGTGGGCGCAGTTCGAAAGCGACTACTACAACGGCGTGAACCAGGCGCCCGCGACCATCACTGAAACCATTCAGGAAGTCAGCGGCGGCATCACCACCTGGCGCTACACCCACGTGATCCTGAAGCTTGAGGACGCAGGACCGAAGGAAGGTGACAAGACCATTCACCAGTCGATGTCCTTCACCGCTCGGCGCCGCCTCAAGGTTTGAACCTGTTCGCATGGCAGCCCGGCAGGGCGCGGGACTCGTCACCCCGCACGCCATGCACCCTTGACGACTGGCTGACCAGAGGATTTACCCATGACCAAAGTAACCGTACGCGAAGGCGTAGCGGCGCCGGCTGTTGTCGATCAAAAGCCGCGTTTCGAGACACTCCAGGATTCGAAAGGCCGGACCATCCAGCTGCGCAAGCTAGGGCCGCTGGAACAGGGCCGGATTGTGATGGCTGTCGGCGGCGAAACGGCGGGCAACCAGACTTACATGTCGGGTTTCGCATTGCCGGCCGCGATGGTCGTCTACATCGATGACACCCCCTTCGGTCTGCCGCAGTCGCAGAAGCAGATCGATGCCGTGTTGAGCGAACTGGGCGAGGAGGGCATGACAGCGATCAATGCCCACTTCCTGGCTAAGTACGAGGCCGCCAAGGCTGAAGCCGACGCCAAGGCACTTCAGGAAGGCCTCGGCGCCGAGCAGGCCGCAGCAAAAAACTAGCAACGAACCCCGAGTTTCGCCGGGATTGTTGGTTGGTGAAAAACGGGGTTCCGTTCGATAGGCTTTTTGAATGCGGGCCGCTGGACGACTACGAGCGCTTCGCCTTTTCCATTCTGTTCTCTGAGTTCGAAGGCTCGGGCGTCTGGAACTGGTCGAGCATGCAGTTCGACAAGCCGAAAGAGGGTTGACCATGGAGTTCAAGGATCTTGGCAGCCTCGCGCTGCACATGGCCTCTCAGGAAGTCGCGCTGCTGGCCAGCCTGCACGCAGGGCTTGAGCAGTGCGCGGTTCGGGTGGAGCAGGTCGCCAAGGCGGAAATCGGCCACTACCAGTCAGGTATTGGCCCGTTCCCGGCTTGGGCCGACCTGGCCGATTCCACCGAGGCGCAAAAGGCCAAGATGGGATACCCGGCCGATGCGCCGCTGGAGGCTACCGGCGAAATGCGCGACAGCATCACGCACACGACGCACATGCTGGAAACGGTGATCGGCTCAACTGACGTCAAAATGTTTTATCACGAATTTGGCACGCCGAAGATGCCGACGCGCCCGGTGATGGGGCCGGCAGTCTTGCGGAGCAAGGAATACATCCGGAGAGTTCTGGGGCTGGCTACCGTGTCAGGAATGATCGGCGGCGTGGGTATCCACAAGTCACTGGGTTACGACTCTAGCGCTTGAATAGGTGTCCACGCGGCAGCCAGAACGTGTTCTGCTTTTGGTCTGCGACCCATACTGATAGACCTGCTTCAGGTGAGTTCATGACTATCACCTGGACCTTGTTTTTACCTTCGTGGCACTTGGCAGTGGCCTCATCAAGGGTCGAGACGTTCGCTGCGTTACGCCAGTTGTCAATCATGTCCTTGGTTTGGCCTGTGTATTCAGGTTCGCCCGTCTTTGGTGACACGTTCGGCAGCTTCCCGGTCATGCTGTATGTCATAGAGACAAAGCCCATGACGCCGTTCACATAGTCGGAAAGCTCGAATGTAGGGCAAGCAAAATACGAGTCGTCCTTTTGCGCGTAAGTGACGGCCTTGGAGCCCGCAGAGCAATCAACAGCCGTACACGACTTGCTCATGTCCACGGCGTTGGCCGCTGAGGTCGCCGTAGCAGCCAACAGAAAAATCCATTTATTCATAAATCACCGAACGAAGATTGCGTAGAGGATGAAGAGAAGGGCGCATAGCGCGCCGCCGGCAAAGACCATCACCAAGCTACTGCAGGTGAAGACAAGGAGCCCGGTCTGTAAATCCAAACCTGTCCTGCGCCGCTCCGCCTTCTTTTCTGGCGGCGGGAGCGCCTCTTTGGGCTCGATTGATCGCATAGAACCCACATCTTGAATGCGGCCGTTCACCCACTGATATGTGCGATGCCCAGTTGCCATGTGAATCACCCACAGAATAGGAATAGTCATTATGGCTTTTGAGGCGTATTCGGTCGCCGTCAAACTCTCGCTCATCAACCATGTCAGCGCCGGCATGCTGATGATCAGCAAAAGCCTGGCCACTGCGGGCCAAGATGTCGACAAGCTCAATGCTAAGTTGGCATCGATTGGTAAGCAAGGCGCCATTGGGGGCCTAATGGTTGCCGGCGGGCTGGGCATTGCCGCCATGTTCAAGACTCCGATTGAAGAAGCGAAGAAATTCCAGAACGAGGTTGAGCGCTTTCGCTCCCTCGGCCTTGGCGACAAGGTAACCAGTGACGCGGTGAAATTCGCCAGTGGCATGAACACATATGGTACGAGCATCCGTGAAAACCTCGGTTTGCTGCGTGATGCGCAGACTGTGTTCGGTGACTTCCACGAAGCACAAATGGTCGTGCCGCTGCTGTCCAAAATGAAATTCGCCAACGCCGCGCTATATGGGGAGGAAGGCGGCGCCATGAAAGATCGCGCGTTCATGGACATGCTCAAAGTTATCGAAATGCGTGGCGGCCTGGCCAGCAAAGAGGCCTTCTACAGTCAAGCCAACATGATCCAGCAGGTTCAAACCGCAACGGGCGGGCGCGTCGGCGCAAACGAATATTTGAACCTGATCAAGACCGGAGGCGTTGCAGCCAAAGGCATGAAAGACGCGAACTTCTACTACAACATGGAGCCATTGGTTCAGGAGATGGGTGGCTTCCGGGTTGGTACGGGGCTGATGTCTGGCTACCAGAACCTTGTCCAGGGACGCACCACTGCCCGTGCAGCCAATGAGCTGATGCGCATTGGCATGCTTGATCCGAAAATGGTCGACTACGACAAGGCAGGGAGAATCAAGCAGGTCAGGCCAGGCGCAGTCAAAGGCACAGAGCTGATGGTTGAAAATCCCTATGAATGGATGAAAACCGTGATGCTGCCTGCCTTCGCCAGTAAAGGCATTACAGAAAGGCAGGCGATTCTTAACGAAATTGGAGCGATTTTCACGAATCGCACAGCGTCGAATTTGTACTCGACGATGTACACGCAGATGGCCAACATCGATAAAAACATCAAGCTGAACGCCGGCGCGGCTGGCATCGACGAGCTCGAAAAGAACGCCAAGAACACGTTATCCGGCAAGCAAATCGAGTTCGGTGCCAAGTGGCGGGACTTGATGCTCAACCTGGGCACCATCGTTCTGCCGTTGGCGATAAGGGCGCTCGACAAGCTGAATCCCGCATTGAAGGACCTTGGGCTCTGGATGAATGACAACCAGGGCAAGGTGAAGGCCTTCGTCTATGCGCTCATGGGACTATCTGCATTCCTGGTTACCGGCGGATTGATCAATATGGTCATTGCGGCCGGCAGGGGCTTCTGGTTGCTCGGTCAGGCCTTGATTTTCGTTACTGGTACCGCGCTAGCGCCATTGCTACCAATGCTCGCTCGGTTTGGCACGTACCTCGTGATCTTCGTGATTGATGCTTTCAAAGCAATTGGCATGTTTCTGACGTCCGGCTTCCTGCGCGGCCTCGTCATGGCATTCCTCTCTCCATTGAAACTTCTCGGCCAGGGGCTGTTATTTCTCGGTCGAGCTCTGCTCATGAACCCGATTGGGCTGACCATCGCAGCCATTGCCGCCGCCGGCTTCCTGCTCTGGAACAACTGGAAGGAAATCAGTGGGGCGCTGAAGCTCATGTGGAGCGACATGAAGACCGGGTTCGTGAAGCTTTTCAATGGTGACATCGGCGGGGCCTTCAAGTCGTTCGCACTGGTCTTCCTGACTGGCTGGCAGACGATCTTCAACACCCTTATCGCCGGTGCAAACACGATTCTTCCTGCCTCCTTGCAGATCTCCAAGACAACCTTTGCCGACGATTACCGCGGCGGCGGGAAGTCGAAGGATGAGTGGTCGCCACTGGTTGCACCCGTGCCGGCCAAGTCGGCGCAGCCATTGCAGGTGCACAGCAGCATTCTTCTCGACGGCAAGAAAGTCGGGGAGGCCGTCACCACCCATCAGGCACGCGAAGCCAACCGGCCACAAACTGGCACCCAGGGCTTTGACCCTACACGTAGCATGTTGAGGCCGGGAACACCGAGTCTCGTCGTTCCAAGGGGATAACCGATGAGCTTTACAAGCTTCCTGGACAACTTCGCTCCGGGCGGGGATCCGTTCGCCACGCGTTTGATCGTAGGCGACTTCGAGTTCAGCGGCCTTGAGGTCCCGGAGTCGGTCACCGTCGGCGGCAAGCAGCAGTTGGTGGTGCACAAGCTGGTCGGCGGCAAGCGGGTAGTGGATGTGATGGGGGTGGGCTACGACAACATGTCGTGGTCCGGCTGGTTTACCGGGGCTACCGCGGGGGATCGAGTCACTGAGCTCGAAACCCTGCGGGACCTCGGCAACCCGCTGACCTTCAACATGGACGGTTACTACTTCAGCGTCGTCATCCAGCACTTCAGCGCACGGTTTGATTTCGTCTATCGGCGCTACTACACCATCGATCTTCTGGTGATCGCACGTCTTGATTCGCCTATCACTGGAAACGCGCTCTCCGGCACGCTGGATGCGCTGATCAACAGTGATGTCGGCGAGGCGCTGGGCCTATCCAGCGTGATCGACTCAGGCGAAGTCAGCACCGGTGTCAACGCAGTGAAGGACGCCGTTTCGCAGGTGCAGGGCTTCGCCAACGCTACAATCGATACGGTGCAGACAGTTATCCGGCCGCTCGTTGCCACCCAGGCCATCGTGCAATCGGTTATTTCCCAGGTCGCCGGGTCCATCAACGACATCACCACGCTGGGCGGCCTGATCCCGGGTAACCCCGTGTCGACGTCTGCCAACAACGTGCTGCGCCAGGCCGATGCACTGACCCAACTCGCTCCGCTGTACCAGATGCAAAGCGTGCTCGAGCGATTGCAGAAAAACGTTCTTGCTGGCCCATTGGCCAATGGCACCTCAAGCGTGACCACCAGCAACTCGAGCCTCCAGAAGATCGCCGCCGATGCATACGGCGACCAGTCGCGCTGGACCGATATCGCCGCAGCGAACAGCATCGTCGACCCACAACTCGACGGCATTCAGACGATAAAAATACCGATAGGTGAGTAATTGGACGTCAATCAAGCCGATGTCACTCCTGGCGCTCGGCATGTAATCGGCCGCGTGTTGCTCAATGGGGTGGAAGTGCCGTTTGTTTCGCTCGACGTAGACAGCAACAACTTCTACTCGGCCGACACCTTTTCAGCCGTGTTTGCGCTGAGCGCGATGCCGGCGGAGACAGGAACACTGGCATGGTGGAGCGAGCAAAAGGAAATTCAGCTCGAAGTCACGGTCGGCCTGATTGGCCAGAATCTCACGGACTGGAAGACCCACATCATCGGCGGTGTGGATCGCTGGAATTTCCGGCCTGGCAAGTTCGAGGTGTACGTCGAGGGGCGGGACTACACGGCCAAGTTCATCGATACCAAGACCAGCGAGAAATTCTCGAACTACACCACCAGCCAGGTGGCCACGTTACTGGCGAATAGACGCGGCCTGACCCCGGTCGTGACGGCGACATCGACTAGCGTCGGCGGGATCACCAAATACGACCATACGCACTGCAACGATGAGCGGTCGGAGTGGGACCTGCTGTCCTACTTCGCCGGCGTCGACGGGTTTCAGGTCTACGTTTCTGGCAACGAATTGCACTACGAGCCCGCGCTTGATCCGGATGCCGCCGACCAGTACCTGATCCGCTGGTTACCGCCGGGAACCTTTGCGTATCCGATGGCAAACGTCACTGACGACCTGAGCTTTGACCGGGACCTGACCCTGGCCAAGGGCGTGACGGTGACGGTCCGGTCGTGGAATGGCGGCAAGGCATTCACGGAGACTTACCCGAACAGCAGCGCGAAGGGTATTTCCCCCGGTAATTCTGAGCCAAAGCGTCAGGTCTACAGCATCGTGCGCAGCGGCCTTGATCGGCAGGCGGCGCAGCAGCTGGCCCAGAAGCTCCACAAGCAAATCACCGATCACGAAATGCGCATGAGCGGCTCGATGCCCGGTGATAACACGCTGACGCCGAGCACGATCATTCGGGTAGAGGGCACCAGTTCTGCCTTCGACCAGCTCTATTACGCCGACTCCGTCCGCCGCTCGCTCAGCTATGAGTCGGGCTACACGATGAGTTTCTCGGCCAAAAACCATAACCCAAACTCAATGGTGCTTCCGTGAGCGCGACCGCAGAACTACTGAATGCGCAGCGCCAGTACCAGGATACCGGCGCGACTTACTCGCGCTCCGGCACTATTTCCGGCTACGACCCTGGAAGCCACTGCGTGAAGGTCACGATTCAGCCGGATGGATACGACACAGGCTGGATTCAGCTCGCGGCCATGGGCGTGGGTAATGGCTGGGGCGTGCTGACTGGCCCGCAGATCGGCGACGAGGTGTGCGTCACCTTCGATGGCGGCGACCCGCAGCTGGGCAAGGTGACTGGACGTTACTTCAACGATGTCCGGCCGCCGCCGGCTGTTCCAGCGGGGGAGACGTGGGTTCTCCATGAGTCAGGGTCACTGCTCAAATTTCTCAACGACGGCACTGTGTCGCTGCATTCAGGGGTCGCCATCAACTATGACGCCCCGCAGCACCACTTCACCGGCGGCCCGGTCTCGATGGACCACAAGCTCACAGTTACCGATGCGGCGGGAATCGAGGTTGTGGGCGGCGACGTCAAGGCCGACACGATCAGCCTGAAACTTCACAAAACCAGCCAGGTGCAGACCGGCACTGGAACATCTGGAGTGCCAGTGCCATGAAAGACCTGAACCACTACGTCGGCGACGACCTTTCGTTGTCACCGACCGGGAGCCTTTCGCCTGTGGAAGGCATGGAGCGCGGCAAGCAGCGGGTGCTGCGCCGACTCATCACCAACCCGGGCGATTACCTGTTTCACCCGGAATACGGCGCCGGGCTTGGCCGGTACGTCGGGGCGCTGACCAATGTCCCCGAAATTATCGCGCTGATTCGCGGCCAGATCCTGCTCGAGGACTGTGTCGCCAAAACGCCGGCCCCAGTGATCTCCGTCACGCCGTCGAACGACTCACTCTCCGTCAATATCGGCTACATCGACTCGCCCCTGGGTGAGCCGGTGACGCTCTCGTTTGAGGTAAATCGCTGATATGGCATCGCTCAATATCAAAAGCTTCACCGACCTTGTACGAGACCAGGTCACGGCCATTCAGGGGCGGGCAGCGGGCCTCGTTGACTTCACGATTGGCTCTCTGCTGAGGGCGATCACCGAGAGCAACGCCAGCATCCTGCAATGGCTTCAGCAGCTGATTGTCACGCTGCTCGCCACCACTCGCGCTTCTACGTCGTCCGGACCGGACCTTGACTCGTGGATGGCTGACTTCGGCTTTCTGCGCCTCTCGGCCAGCTTTGCGACCGGGAGCGTCACTTACTCGCGTTTCACCCCGACCAATTCAGCGCTGATCCCGGTTGGCTCTCTGGTCGGCTCTACCGATGGTTCGCAGCAGTATTCGGTCACGATCGATACCGCCAACCCACTGTACAACGCCACGCTCGGCGGCTACCTGGTCCCGGCCGGCACCGCGACGGCGACGGTGCCGGTCATCGCGAGTACGGCGGGAGCTGCGGGCAACGCCTTGGTTGGCACCGTAACGGTGATCGTCGGCAGCATCAGCGGCATCGACACGGTGACCAACACCGCTGTTTTCACCAACGGCGTGGATCCTGAAGGCGATTCTGCTTTCCGCGCGCGATTCATTCTGTGGGTGCAGTCGCTGTCCAAGGGCACGAAGGCCGCCATCGGTTACGCGCTGGCCTCCATGCAGCAGGGCGTCACCTACACGCTGACCGAGAACCAGGATTACGCGGGAGGGCTCAACTACGGCTACTTCTATGCGGTGGTCGATGATGGCAGCGGAGCACCTTCGAGCACGTTCCTGACCTCGGCGGCCAATGCCGTCGAGGCGGTGCGGCCGTTCACCAGCCGCTACGGCATTTTCGGCCCGGTGCTGGTCACCGCAAACGTCGGAATGACCATCACCACGGACGCCTCAGTCTCCCATAGCGTCGTGGTCGCGCAGGTCGTAGCGGCACTTCAGGCCTACATCTCAAGCCTGAGCCTTGGACAGATCTTGCCATACACGCAACTGGCCTCGGTCGCCTACGCAGTCAGCCCGGCGATCACCAACGTCTCGGCAATCTTGCTCAACGGCAGCACCGCGGATCTCGCCGCAACCAACAAGCAGGTCATCCGACCGGGCACAATCACGGTGGCTTAAATGGCGATTGGCGATAACACGGACATGTGGGGCCGGCTTAAAAACCTGCTCCCAGTCGGCTGGTTTGGCGACAACAACCCGATCCGCGATGCGCTTCTCTGGGGCTATGCCAATGGGCTGGCGTGGGGATATACCCTGTACCTCTATGCGAAGGACCAGACACGGATCAAGTCGGCCACCGACGGTTGGCTCGACCTGATCGGCCTGGACTTCTTCGGTGACAACCTGGTCCGCTATGCCAACCAGTCGGACGCCAGCTATCGCAACCGAATCCTGATCAACATCTTCAGGGAGCGAACCACGCGGCATGCAATGGAACAGGTGCTTTTTGACCTGACGGGCCGCTGGCCGATCATTGTAGAGCCGGCTCGGCCTGCGGATGTTGGGAGCTACGGCGCTGCGGTAGCGGTTTCGCGGGCGAGCACCGGAACATTCGTTGATCTAAGTGGCCGGCTTGCTACTGCTGACTTAAACGTGGCGCGCTATGACATAGACCTATTAACAGGTGTGGGTCGATTGCTGGTGGAGGAGGCCAGAACAAATTTGGCGCTTCGATCTCAAGAATTCGACAACAGCTATTGGACTAAAACGTCAGCGGTAGTTACGACCAACCAGATTTTGGCACCGGATGGGAGCCTGACCGCTGACAAATTGATAGATACGGCCGTTTCAGGCAACCACATCATTCAGCGTTCCATATCGTCCGTCGCGGATACCACTTACACATGGTCGATCTTCGTAAAAGCGGGTGAGCGGAAATTCGCCCGAATTCAAATTGGATCGTTCGCGGCGCAAGTGGCTTCCAACGTCGTCAATATAGATCTGACTACCGGCGCTTTTACCGCAACGGATTTAAGCCGATCAAAAGTTCAGCAATTGGCTGATGGCTGGTTCAAGGTGTCGACCACCGTAACGGTGGTGTCCAGTACTTCGAACTTGGCGCCGCAAGTCTATATGTGTGACTCGTTCGGCAACATCAACTACACCGGTGATGGCGTATCAGGACTCTATATTTGGGGCGCCCAATATGAACTCGGGTCAACCCCGACTAGTTACATTCCGACGACCGCTGCCACCGCCTCCCGCGCCGCCGACATCCTGCTGAACAACATGCCTGCCGGCTCCGTTGCCATCGGCGGTTACGGCGTGGCCGGCTCCTACGGTTCGGTCCTGCTGCCGTATCAGGCGTTTATCACAGCATTCCGCCCCTTGGGCCAAGGCCTGCCATTCGTCTCGGGCTACGGCGTCTCAACGGGCGCCTACTCGACGCCAAGCCGGTCCGCCTACGGTCAGTTGTCCGGCGGAGACGTCACCGACGCAGACATCTACGCCGCCATTGATGCGACCAAGCCCATCGGCACCGTTGCATGGACCCGCATTTCCAGCTGATCGAAACCCTACTTTATAGCCGCCTTCATTGGCGGCTTTTTTTTGGAGCACACAATGGATCGAGTCACGATTTACCCGGGGGCTATTCCTCTCGAAACTGACCTGCTCGCCACGAACAAGAACGTGATGGTGGCGCTGAGCAAGTTGTCGGCCGCCATGCTTGGCACGGGAACCATCGCGAATGGCTTCGCGGTGACGCCGACGGGCCCGGCTTCCCTTCAGGTTGTTGCGGCTCCCGGCGAGATCTATAGCCTTCAGAACGTCGACGGAACCGCTTACAGCAGCATCGCCGCCGATACTGCGCATCAGATCGTGAAGCAGGGCATTCAGCTCGATCCGACCACTTTGACCTGCCCGGCGCCGACCACTTCCGGCCAGTCGATCAATTACCTGGTCGAAGTCGCCTATCAGGACCTCGATGCAAACCCGGTGGTGCTGCCGTACTACAACGCCAGCAACCCATCGCAGGCCTACAGCGGGCCGGGTAACAACGGCGTGGCGCAGAACACTTCCCGTCGCGGCGTTGCGTTGATCCAGGTAAAGGCGGGCGCGTCGGCAACCACCGGCAGCCAGACCACTCCGGCGCCGGATGCGGGGTACATCGGCCTGTACGTGGTCACGGTAGCTTTCGGCCAGACCACCATCACCTCGGCCAGTATCTCGCAGTACAGCGGCGCACCATTGCTGCCGAGCGGTTTGCTCCAGGCAATGCAGACCGCGGCTACGACTGGAGCCGCCGATGTAGGGGCGGCAAACGCCTACGCTGCCAACTTCACGCCGGCGATCACCACGCTGACCGACAAGATGGTGCTCTGCATCAAGGCAGTGAACGCCAACACCGCGGCCAGCACTTTCACGCCTGCACCGGGTGTTATCGCCCCCTCTGCAATCGTCGGCGGGGCGCACGCTGCGCTTCAGGGCGGAGAAATCGTCGCGAACGGCGACGTCTGGCTGCAATGGAACAGCTCCATTGGCGCCGGGTCCTGGATTCTCATCGACAGCACCGGCGGCGGCATGCAGGTTGCCCCTGCGAGCAAAAGTCAGCACGCCGTACAGCTCTCGCAGATGGCTGCGGTGGTGGGCGGCACCGTCAATGCCAAGATGACTGTGGCCACAGCGAGCGCGAGCGTCACGTTCACCGCCGATGAGGTGGCAGTGAAGTCTGCTCTCGGCGGGGTAGCGTGGTTGCTGTCCGCCTTCAGCAAGACCATAAACCTGGCAACGACCGGTGTTGGCGGCATGGATACCGGCACCGCGCCGGTGAACGGGTATGTGGCGCTTTACGCGATTTACAACCCCACCACCGGAGTCAGTGCGCTGCTGGCAGTGAACGCTACCGCCAGCGCAGCACCGAACGTGTACGGCGGAGCAAACATGCCTGCCGGTTACACGGCTTCTGGATTGGTCGCGATCGTTCCAACCAATGGCAGCAGTCAATTCAAGGTCTGCGCAGTCCGCGGCCGTTCTGTTTCCATTCTGCTTGGGACCTTCTACTCGTTTGCAGCCAACATCACCGGCCAAAACATCTCTATCGCGGCATTTGTTCCACCAAACGCTATTGAGATTTGGGGGGAGTTATCGGCGGCAAGCAACGCCGTAAGCAATATTAGTATCTCCGTCAACAGCGACAACGCCACGCCTCTGTCGCAGCAGAACCAGTCGGTCGGTATCTCCTCGACAATTGCTGTGTACATTTGCAACTTTGCAGGCGTGATGTTGACGACTCCTCAGCAGGTTGGCGTCGGCGCTACCTCTACCGCAGGCACGCCTAACTTTAACTATTACATCGGCGGGTACAAAATCTGATGAGCACAGTCTATGTCTACAGAGTAAATGACGAAATCGTCGGCATTTCTGGAAGCCCACAAAGCGCCATCAACGCAATCGACTGGGTCGAAAAAGACGCAGATGATCCCGAGGTGCTGCAATGGATGATCGATCACCAGGTTCGTGCACCCTATACCGGGGACATGATCGAGGGTGACTGACCGCTGCCCAGATCAACTCTTACGCATGCGTGCCAAAGGCCCGGCCAGTAATTTGGCTGGGCCCTCAAGCTATGGCCGCCAACGCAGATTTTCGGGTGATGGTCAGTTTCAGGTGATGATGGCTAGCGAATATTTCGTGCGTTGCGGATAATGCTGGCATTGGCAACGGTTAAGTGAGCTGGTTCGAATGGTAGCGAAAGATACTTATAAGTATGCCTATATAGACGCTCTCAGAGGGCTGGCGATTATTCTGGTTGTACTGGTTCATTCATCTCAGAGTGTGAAACCAAATAGCTCGCTGCTTACGTGGTTGATGAACGAAGGTGCAAGAGGTGTGCAGCTATTTTATATAGCTAGCGCTATTACCCTTTGTATGTCATGGACAGCTAGAAAAAGCGACGAATGCAACCCGATACGTAATTTTTACATTCGGAGGTTCTTTCGCATTGCCCCGATGTTCTATGTGGCTATCGCCGGTTTTCTTTATCTGAATGGGACGTTACCGACATATTGGGCACCTAATGGAATAGAGTGGTGGTTCGTTCCTGTTACCGCCTTATTTCTGCATGGCTTTCATCCGGAGACAATAAACTCTGTGGTACCGGGTGGATGGTCCGTGGCCGTCGAAATGACGTTTTACCTTATTTTTCCTGCCCTGATGTGTGTAAGAAGGTTCTCCTGGCTTGCGCTGATTTTGATTATCTGCCTTTACTTGCAACAATATAATGGCTGGATTTTTTCACACGTTTTTGATTATGGCGAAAATCAAAAATATTTGATTGCTGATGTGTTTTCTTTTTACAATTTCTTAAGCCAAGTGCCAGTATTTATTATCGGAATCATGGCGTATCTGTTTCTATCTCAGTATAAGTCCTTGGGCAAGAAATACGTTGCAATAGGTGGAGCAGCATTCGTGATGCTGCTCGCTGAGTTTTGGTATCAATCGCAGTCGTTGATTTCACATCATGTGATAGCGGGATGTCTATTTGCCTTGTTTGCTATTTTCCTTGCCTATAACCCGGTTAAGGTTCTCGTAAATAGAGTTACCGTCTTATTTGGCAAGCTGAGTTTCAGCATGTATTTGATCCACATAGCAGTACTCAAGCTGATCGGAATGCTTGGTGTGACTGCATGGTTTGGAGGCGGGAACAAAGAAAGTGTTTTGTTCTTTCTGGTTGTCCTGGTCGTTTCCGCAGTCATTTCGTGGGTCACTTATCACCTCATCGAGAAGCCTGGGATCACGCTTGGTCGCAAACTCATCGATAGGTTGGAGGCGGGGCAAGCCACCGCCAATCCTGCATCACTGCCGACAGAAGTCATTAAGTAAAGATCTTCTACCCAGCAGCTTTTGAAAAAATCTTTTAGGCCGGCCCCGTTGCCGGCTTTTTTTCGTCTGGAGAAAAGTATGTCGATCACCGCGCAGCAATTGCTGCAGATCCTTCCCAGCTCCGGCAAGCATGCCGGCGTTTTTGCCTCCGCGTTGAGCCTGGCCATGGACCGTTACCAGATCAACTCCCGTTTACGCATGGCAGCGTTCGTCGCCCAGGTGGGCCATGAGTCAGGCCAGTTTCGGTATGTGAAAGAGCTCGGCGGTGACCAGTACCTGAGCAAGTACGATACCGGCCCACTGGCCAAGCGCCTAGGCAACACGCCCGAGGCAGACGGTGATGGTCAGAAGTACTGTGGGCGCGGCTTGATTCAGATCACCGGGCACGACAACTACTTGGCATGCAGTAAGGCGCTGTTCGGCGATGACCGACTGCTGCGCACCCCAGAGTTGCTTGAGCAGGCCGAGTGGGCCTGCAAGTCGGCTGCTTGGTTCTGGAATTCGCGCAACCTGAATGCTCTGGCTGATACGGGCGACTTGTTGGGAATCACTCGGCGTATCAATGGCGGCACCAACGGCCAGGCGGAGCGCCAAGCCTTCTACGACACAGCACTGAAGGTATTGCCATGACGATCTGGCTACGAATCCTTCCCTATATAGCAGCGGTCCTGTTGGTCGCCGTCGCGCTGTTCGGCGCCTACCACCATGGCGTGACCGTTACGGACTCCAAATGGCAGGCCGAGTGGAACGCCCGCGACACTCGGGACGCTCAAGCGAAGGCCAATAACGAAGCCGCCGAGCGCACCAAAGAACAGGCGTACCAACAATCAATCAATAAGGCGGTTCAAGATGGCCAACGCATCATCGATCAAGCGACGGCTGATGCTGTTGCCGCTCGCACTTCTGCTGACAGCCTGCGCGGAGCGGCCGACGCCATTGCCGCTCGACTCGCAGCCAGTGAAGCCAGCGGCAATTCCTGCAATGCCGCCGCAAGCAAGGCAGCTTCCCGCGCCGCAATGGTGCTTGCCGACGTGCTCAAGCGCATTGATCAAAGAGCGGGAGACCTGGCGGCAGATGCTGATCAAAGCCGGAGTCGGGGAGTGACATGCGAGGTGGCTTACACCTCGCTTATTCAGGGAGTTACGGATTGAATATGTCTGGTGCGTGGTCCTTTGCCCAATCAGCGAACAGCTCGCTCATCTTTTGGCTGGCGTATTCAGAGTAATGATAGAACTGATCCCGGTACATCGGCATCCCGTCTAGCACCATTGAGCATTTGCTTGAATTGCAGATTAGCTCGTTCTGATCAAAGAATTGAACTGAAGGGTGTTTTGCAAGGATTGCATCCTTCATCGGCTTAAACCTGTCGTCGACTTCCTTCTTTTTATCAATCGAAACAGAACAGCCTTCGTTCATACCGGAAAACAGTGGCCGCGTGAAGCACCCTTTGATGTCAGTGTTAAAGGTCATGTGAGGTACAAAAACAATAACCTTTACGTTGTCAGCGAGAAGGCGTGCGATTCTTTCTTCAACAACCGAGATATAAAACTCACCGTAGGGTGTGTTAATGAGCCCATCAATGATGGCGTATTTAACTGTTTTTGATTTTTCAATGATGTCAAAAATCAGATTTTCTTGGTGTTCCGGACGATAGCCTGTGCAAGGGTCATTGCCGCCCAGAATTGTTTTGTCAGAGTACTTCGGAGAGCCAACACCGCAGGCGCCGATACTCAAAACAGTATTGTTTTTAAGGTCGCTATTTGTGGCAAAGCCTGGATAAAGGTGGTTCGCGTAACTACTACCAAACAACAATATGGTCGGGCTCGCGTCTTTGTTCGTGATGCAAAACCAATAGCCGAAGTCTTTGCGCTCTTCGAATGGGTAGCGATTCAGGCAAATGTCATTGACAGCGTATTTCCACGACGAACCTACGAATTGATCTTGTACTGCGATAGTTTTCTGAATGCTCGGGCGCCAAGGAAGACCTGCATTTTGATAGGTCAGGAAGCCGGTGACTCCGATGACTGTCATCGCAGCAACGAGACCAGTGGTGGTCTTCCAGTTTCTCTTGTTGCGAAATGGCTTTTCAACAAACTGATAGGTGGCCCAAGCGAGCACGATCGACGCCAGCACCAAGGTGATGCGGGTATCTTCTGGCGGTGTGCCGTTTTCCACAATGCGTGCGAAGGTGAGCAACGGCCAGTGCCACAGGTAGAGTGGAAAGCTGATCAGACCAAACCAAACAAAAACGCGATTTCCCAAGACGTGCTTGTTCAAAAGGGCGGATGGCCCCGCGCCGATAACGAGCGCGGCGCCAACGGTAGGATAGAGGGCGACCCATCCCGGGAATTGATCTGCCTTGGTAATGGTAGCCATCCCATAACCAATAAGCGCCAAACCGGACAGCGACATCAGGTTGCTGATAAATGCTGGCTTTCGAAAGCCCTTAAGCGGGAAGCAGTGGACATAAGCCAGCATTGAGCCAATGAGCAGTTCCCATACTCTGGTGTGCGGCAAGTAAAAAGTATAGGACGGGCTTTCGCGAACGTTCTCAATGTTGGCGACAAATGACGCGCCAAACATAATAACTGCAATGAACAACAGGTTGATGTTTCGCTTCCATGCAGCCCAAATAATCAACGGCCAAAAAATATAATACTGCTCTTCGATACCCAGCGACCACAAATGCAGAAAGGGTTTTATTTCGGCAGAAGTGTCGAAATAGCCACTTTCATCGAACAAAACTAGGTTAGATATAAAAGAGGCGCCACCAGCAATGTGCTTTCCAAGTTGCTGGAACTCATCGGTGAAGAACGCCATCCACCCAAAAGCGTACGCGCTCACCATTACAACGATCAGCGCTGGGAAAATCCTGTTTACCCTTTTTGAGTAAAACTCTCCGATATGAAATGTTCCACGTGCCGCGCTTTGCATCAAAATCGTGGATATCAGAAAGCCCGAAATGACGAAGAAGATGTCAACGCCAATAAAGCCGCCAGTGATCAACTCAGGGAACGCATGGAATCCGACGACAGCCAAAACTGCGATTGCGCGCATGCCGTCAATGTCTGGTCGGTATTTCGGATGAATGAGGTGACTGTCGGCGCTTAAAACGCTCTGTGTTTTTAGAGATGTCATGACTAGCAGCGGCTCCAGAATGCGGAATATTCCATGCGAAACGCGCGGGCATGCTACTCGTATCGGGTGCGATACAAAAGCTACAAACCGGTAAATTCAACAGGGATCGACACCAACCAGTGGCATAAGGCTTTACATGGGGGGGTACGGCGATAGGCCGTTTGTCTGGAGCCCTTGGAAAATAAAGGCTTTGGCTCTCGCGGCTGTGTGTTTATACAGTCGTGAGCGCCATCTGATTACCCCCGATGAGAAAGATAGGCGTTGCCTGCCTTGGAAGGACATCCGCCATTCGGTGCCTATCCGCGACGACGTGAAGATCTGCAATGAAATGTTCAAACCTTTGAACGGACCAGCGACGTCGCAGCAAACTGAACGTATAGGCCACTGCACGCTACACCGCTTCGCCCCTTGTTCGACGCTCGTGTCTCAGGGATGGCGACCTACACCTTCACGCTCAGCGACCTGAAGGAAATCGGCGGTTGCTTATGCCATTGAATGGCGGTACGGCGAAATGCATAATATTTGACTGTTGTACTGGGGGGAGATTGCCGCATACTTCACGCCTACAGAGAGGGCTCTCCAAGCAATCGTTAGAGTCTTATGTGCACTGATGTTGATAAAAGGCTAATAATAATTTTATGTCCCGAATGACGTCGGATCAGTCAAAGCAGCTTGACTCTATGCGCGCTCTTGCTGCGATTGTGGTTTTATTTGGGCACACCTTTCAAACTCTCCTTCTGCCGGTAATGAACTCTTGGTTCACCGTTGTTGTTCTCTTATCACAAATGGCTGTTATGGTGTTTTTTGTGCTGAGTGGCTTTTTGATAGGGAAATCGGTTTGCAATAACATATCGAAAAATTCCATTTTTAGCCTTAAGCAATATGCAAGAGATCGAGCTATTAGAATCTACCCGCCACTGATGGTTTCACTGGTTCTAGTGGTGCTACTTTCTTTGGTGGCGCCTTACATGTTTTCGTCAGGGACCAACTCGCTACTCGCTATGCCCGGTATTGATTTTGTACGAACAGAGTTTGCATCACGCCCTTCGGATATGTGGGGTGCTCTGGCGTTTCTCAACGGTTTTAAAACAGAAACCCCCTCAGCGAATAGCCCGCTTTGGAGTCTCTCAATTGAAGTTTGGTACTACGTGATAATCGCGTCAGTATTTCTATGGCCAAGCAGGAAAGTGGTTTCGAGCCTTATTCTTGGGTTAGCTATTTTTGTAACGTACAAAAACACATTGTTTTTTACATTAGCACCTGTTTGGTTTTCTGGGTTTGGTCTGGCAATGATTCATCAGCGCAGAGAGCAGATGCATAATTTAGCTTTCGGGGCGTTGTTCGTAATTGCGAGTCTTGCTCTTGTTGTTATAGTGGTATTGGCTTTGTATGACAATCCGACCGGAAATGCTGTGGACTACGCCACACTAAATCCATTTAGGGTAGTGTCCGGCTTGTGGTTTGCTTGCTTTCTTGCATTGATTATGGGTGGTTGCACATCTTTCCCGCAGTGTTTTTACCGACATTCGGGCTATTCATACACTCTGTACGTTATTCATTTTCCGATTCTACTGTTCGTTTTGGGGGTTGCGCAGAAGCTCGTATATAACTCCTTGTTAAATGCTGCGCTTATTAGTGTCTTGGCGATTGTTTTTTGCTTGGTCGCGTCTTGGTTGTTAAGTGGATGGATTGAAAATAAGCGATTTATATCTAACCTGCTGTCAACTGCAAAACATAGACTTGTTGGAAAGGCACCGAACTAAACCACTGGGAATTGACCAGGGCGTTGGGCAGGCTGTGTGCCGCTACAAAGTCGTGGATGCCATGGTATTGGGAAAATCGCCCCGCACATTGCTCAGCCTTTCTTTCTGTCTGCTTCCAACTGGCGAATGATCCGTTCTTTTTGATCGAGGACCAGTCTGAGGCTGTTGATTTCAGACAGCTCTTCGGTGGTCTCCGCTTCCAGATTGGCCATCCATGTCCGCTTCTTTTGTAGTTCGACAGTGAGCTGGTCGTTCATTTCCACCAGGCTAGCAATGTTCGCCTTTGCCGCCTCCAGCTTACGCTTCAGTTCTTGGATGTCTTCCTCGAGCATGCTCGCGTAGTGTTTGACGGTTTCGAGCCGGGTCGGGCTGCCAACCCATTCGCTCGTATCTTCGATTTCGTAGGGGTCCACGATCGTGCCTTACTGATACTGTTTGGATATACAGTAATCGAGGCGAGTGAATCTCGCGAGAGGGAATCGATGAGTTGTATCTAGGGGATGGGTGAACGGTCGGTAGGACGCCAGAAAATGGTTTTTTCTGCGTGAAAACGTCCCCATAACGCAACCGTTTGAAACATTTTTTTATTGGGCGGCCAAAATTTATTTTTAGTTGGTGTCATCTGGCCTATTACAGTCAGAATTTTTCCTCCATGTTCGCCCGTGCTAGGGTCGCTGAGGCTTCTAATGGCAACTGTGGAGATAGGACAAATGAAATCGATAAGCGCTATGTGCGGCCATGTAAAACGCCGGCTCAATAAGGGTGAGCCTCTCGAAGGAACGGTGCTGGAGTTTGCCCTCGACGAAGTCATCGGAGAGACAGACGATGACTTACTGAAGAGGATTGCTGAAAAATTCAAAGCGGGCGAAAAACTCGACGACTACGAGCACCACATTGTGGTTGATGTGCTTCTTTTGCATCTGAGATTGGAGGCGTAGCAATCCTTAGAAATGGGACCAGCAAACTGTGCCAAGGCGCCGGTTATTTCAGCGTGAATGCATCACTCCGGCGCCATCATCACCGCGAGCGTCATCTTGATGAATTCTTCGTTCTGGTCGATGGCTTCCAAGGCGCCGCGCACGTTGTCGGCGACATCGGCTGACCCTCGCTGCTCGACCCAGTTCGACAGCTCCATGATGGCTGCTTCCAGGGCAAGCTGGTTTTCGTTGAGCTTGTACAGCAGGGAAGGGAGCAGGTCAGAGTGGGGCATCGCGAAATCCTCCGTGGAGACTTCAGCGTAGCAGTCGTCAATGTGGGCGGATGACTCCAGCAGCGCCAAAAAAGTACATCAGTTAGTACATCGGTTTACGCGTTGAAGGATTTCATTCAATGAATATTGGTGTTTATTGCTTAAATTAGATTCCGGCTTCGGGCACCATTTAAAATCAAGGGTTCGCGGGCGAAAGCTGATGCAAACCCTTTTTTGTTTCTGGTCCGCAGTTTTGGAGTTGGTCCGGAATTCACTTGGTTGGCGAAAATTTTTTGCCTTTACGGTTGCGGATGTACTGCTCCGTCATAACAA